TCAGTTGGCCGATGCGTCGAGGAAGCGCGCAAACGTCGGCGCATCGGGGTAAGAAGATTGCGTGCCGAGGCCGGTGACCGAGCAGGCCGAGTAGGCCACCGCCTGGTGCATGGCCTGGCGAATATTGCCGTCCTGACTCCAGTGCCGGGCGAAGCAGCCAATGAAGGCGTCACCGGCACCGGTGGTGTCATGCGCCTGAACCTTGACCCCTGGCACCTGCCATTCGCCTTCGGCGCCGACGTACAGCGCCCCTTGTTCGCCCAGGGTGACGATGACGTGGCGTACACCCAGCGTGACCAATTGCCGTGCCGCCTGAGCCGCCTCTTCGGCGCACGTCACCGGCTGGCCGCTGATCAGTGCCAGCTCGCTTTCGTTGGGGATCAGGAAATCCAGCTGCGCCAGGTGCTCGCGGCTCAGGCCGGCCAAGGCCGGCGCCGGATTGAGCAGCACCGGGATGGCATGCCGATGAGCGAAGGCGATGGCGTGGTAAACGGTCGCCAGCTCGACTTCCAGTTGCAGCACAATCAACGCGCAATCGCGCAGCTGCGCCTCGGCCCGGTCGATATCGGCCGGGCTCAAGTGGGCATTGGCGCCTTTGACGATGAGAATGCTGTTGTGGGAGTTCTCCTGAACGAAGATCGGCGCCACGCCGCTCGACACGCCCGGCACCCGTTCGACGAAGCGCGTATCAATGCCCAGCCGTTGAAAGTTGGCCAGGGTGGTATCGGCAAAAGCATCGTCGCCGACCTTGCTGAGCATCAGCACGTCCGCGCCCAACAGCGCTGCGGCAGCGGCCTGATTGGCACCCTTGCCGCCGCAGCCCATGGCAAAACGCGGTGCTTCGAGCGTCTCGCCTTGGGCAGGCATGCGTTCGATGTAAGTAATCAGGTCGACCATGTTGCTGCCGATGACTGCAATCTTGCTCATTGTTATTTTGACCTCACCAGCGCCGATGGAAGCCTCGACGGCTTTATTTATGTTATTTAAATAACATTTTCTGTGAGGATTCAATCTTTATTTTTTGATGTGAGCGTGCGCTATCAAAACGCCTGTAGGGCGTTTTGGTGGCCGTTTTAGAGCGGAGACGGGGTTGTCGCGCGCGTGAGGCGTGCCCCTGAATAATTGATTCCACGGCCATTTTTTCAGACCCCGGAAACCACAAAACCCCTGAATTCGTTGAAGAATTCAGGGGTTTTGTGTATTTCAAATATGGCGGTGAAGGAGGGATTCGAACCCTTCTACCAATGCACCTATGCCGCTGTAGGCCGCTTAGGGCTTGAGGGTATCGACATTAAGCTGGCCTGTAGCGGTCTTAGGCGGCTGGCGCTTGGTCCTAAAATGGTCCTAGCTTCGGCGAGCTGTTTTCTTTGTCGTCAGGCCGGAAACCCATCATCTGCGATACGAGGCCAGCAAGGCTCTTCGTGTCACCAGGTATCCATCGACCGTAGTGTTTCTTCACCATTGTGGTGTCGGTGTGGCCCAGTTGTCGAGCCACCCACTCTACAGGCACGTAGCTCGACAGAGCCTGGCTGGCAAATGTATGGCGGCACTGGTTCGGCCCTCGATGTCGAACGCCGACAGATTTAAGATGCCCGCCGAACCAACGGCCGACGCTGGACGCGTGCCACGGCTCGCCGCTTTGGCCGTTTCGGAACACAAAGCGCACGCTCTCTCGCTTCACCGTAATATTGTCGCGCTGAACGACATCAATCGTGACGGCCGGCAGATCGAGCGTGATCGCATGCTGTGCGCGCAGGTAGTGTATGGCGGGATCAATCAGCTCCACGCGCCTGGCGCGACTCTTCTCTTTCGGGATTTTGTATTCCGTTTCAACTCGCGCACGTCGAACCATGATCGTGCCGCTCTCCAGATCTACGTCATCCCACCCCAACGCGATCAACTCAGACACAGATAGGCCTGCCCAGCAATCGAACAGGATCATGTTGATGTCTTGTTGCCGAGCTGTTTTGATCTTGCTCAGTTTCTCCATTTCGTCCCTGGTGAATGGGTCCGCGCTGTCATCATCCGCGTCTCGCTCAATGTTCTTTATTCGTTCAAGCGGGTTAGAGCGAATGGCCCCATCGGCATAGGCATCGCCCCAGACCCCGCGCACTACGGTGAAAATGTCGTTCACCGTCTTTGGTGACAGTCCGCTTTTGAGTAGCTGAGCCTGGAACAACTCCAGATCGCTCTTGTTGACGTCTGCAATTCTCTGTTTACCGAATTTCGCCGTAACGTGTTTTGCCTTGGACTGATAGTTTCGGCTGGTGCTGCTCGCCTTCCTGGCCACCTGCACCTCCATCCAGCGCACAACCCCCTCTGTGACTGTACGCTTGGAGTCGCCGCCCGCCCGGCCAGATAGCGCTGCCGCCCGCGCGGAGTCTGGAAAGTGCGCGAGGTAATCAAACCGGCCTTCCTTTATCTCTGCGAGTATCGTCTGGCGCTTGTTATTTGCGTAGGCAATCGAGGCCTTGTTGATCTTCGGAACACCGGCCAGCGGCTCCTTGCATCGTTGACCGTTGAGGTAAAACGAGATGCGCAGCAGGTTTCCTTGGATCTCGACGCCTGTTGGCAGCTTCTCGGTCATGGCCTTCCTTCCATCCATTTTTCTATCGCCTGACGACTGTAAACTACCCGGTTTGCCGGGTCTTTGCGCCAGTGCTTGCCCTCCAGCCACAACCCGTTTGATCGATATTTGCGAGCGGCCTCGGTTGTGATTCCGAAGATTGGTAGCAGCAGTTCCTGACGGAACCACAGTCCTGGGTGAACCTGATATTCAGCTTTCTGTATTGCGGCCATGATTGGCGGTCCTCAATTATATTTAGTTTGATCTGGTCCGCACTGGGCGGCGGAAGGGATTACAGATTGACGGTAAGGCAGCTCGGATCGAACGGCTTGCCTTCGGGGTCTGGCACTAACACGGGTACGTGCTGACGGATGAAGTCATCGAAGCATTGAGGGCAGTAAACTGCACGGGTCGTAATAAGCTGGACGTGCCCCTTGTAATCGCACTTCGGGCACTTGATCGCGCTGGGCTGGACGACGCCCATCGTGATTCCTGAACCGCTCGGTTCTACTTTTATTGATGCTTTCATGGGTACACCTCGCCCGCCGGTCACCGGCAGGCTGTAAAGGGGAAGGGGATATCAGGCAGGTACTGCCGATTACTGCTATGGTCCAAGCAGCCAGCAGGCGCTGGGTTAGCACCAAGGAGATGCATGGTCATGGAATGCACCACAACCACGAACGAGGTATACGGGCCGTACAACGCCAAGCTGGGTCAGCGCGGTGCCGACGGCAACATCTGGTCGGGCAGGACCCTCATTTTCAGAATCATCGACGACCGGGTCTACTCAATGCACGAGCAGTACCTGGGCCGGTTCAAGTACGGTATGGCGATGACTGACCGGGGAGCGCTGATCTTTATGGTGCGGTAGGCTCACGCCGCCACGCGCTTGAACTCGACGGCCCAGACCCACGGGTTCGACTGCCATGAGCCGTCGCCATTGATCATCGTCCAGAGCCCGGCGAACAGTTCCTGCGGCGAATAGTCATTTCCGTCTGGGTCGATGTCCTGTTTACAGCTCATGACACCCTCGTCCAGCGCCTGCTCTTCGCTGATTTCCTGCAAGCGCTCTACACGCACATCGGTGATCTCCAGCAGGATGCGGCTGACCCAGCGCGGCATGTGGATGCTTGGCTTCCAGGTTGGCTGCTCCTGCTCGTAAGGGGCCAGTCCGTCGGCTGCATAGACCAGCGTCCCGTCGTTGTGCGCTTCACCTATGTCCAAGTCATCCGGCTTGAGGTAGGGCCCGCGCATAACTTCGAAGTGATCGCAGTACCAGGTCTCGCGCACCCACAGCCGGTCGCCCGCCTTGCCGTATGGGCATTTAGGCAGGGCTGCATAAGGTTGGGATCCGGTAGGCAGCCACCAGTCGTGGCTATGGCCAGAATGATGCGACTCAAGTGCTGGCTTTACGGACCACGGCCCTTCGCAGTACTGCGGCTTTACCACTCGCCGCGTGACTGTCTTCTGGTCCGACAGGATGGCGCGCACCATCGGAGCCGAGAAAAGGATGGGGCGTTCTTTGGTTTGGTTGATCAATGGCATAGCTCCGTCCCGCCCATCGAAGGCAGGATCATTACGAAAGACATGTTAGGTACCAGTTGACATACACTGTCACCAGATACCGCGGTATTCGCCGAACTGTGCGCGATAGCGCAGGCGAGCGAAAAACTTCAACGGAAAATACTGGAAGAAACCATACATGGACATCGAAGAAGTAAAGCAAGCTCTTGTTCGTACGGAGCAAACTTTAAGTACCGCGCACTTCGGATTAAATATTTTGAATTTCGGACCTCCTGAGCAAAAATCTGCCGGATTGCGGAACGTACTTGTATTTGGCAGGTCAGTAACATTTGTTATACAAAATCTAAAAACTATTGTCGGCGAGCAAAAGTTTACTGCTTGGTACAGCCCCCATCAGGAACGAATGAAAGCAGATCCATTAATGAAATACTTTGTTGAAGCCAGAAACAATCTTGAAAAACGAGGGCAGTTAGACGTTAATCGGGAGATTAATGTTAAGTCCTTTAACTCCAATATACTCAGCGGTCTCGAAAAACCACCGTTTGATAGCACTGGCTTTTTCGTCGGTGACGAAACCGGGGGTTCCGGTTGGCTTTTGGATATTGGGGACGGAGAGCCGATTAAATACTACGTTCAGATACCATCATCGCTTGTTGAGGCGAAGCAGGTTTTTCATAGTATGCCTGAGTCGGTTCCAGAGCATTTAAGGGAGCTTAGTACTAGTGAGCTGTGCAAAATTTACTTAGCGGCGCTGGGCGATATCGTCGAATCTGCGAAGACGGAGTTCCTGCCGCCGCCTAGGTCTCGCCCTCATCTAAGATTGGTCAAGGGGTGATTAGCTAGGCGGCGATTGCCGGGCGCGCGAGTAGCTTGGCGAGCAGTCGCCAGAAGAGATTGATCATGCTGCCACCTGGTGTTGAGTTGATGTGCGCCACGGGTCGTTTGCTCGAGCAAGTGCAGCCATCGGCGGCGGGCTGACGCTGTTGCCGCACATGTGCACCTGCTGGGTTTTGTTGAAGGGCTTGCCGTCGGCACCGTGGGTGATGACGTAGTCGGCGGGAAATCCCTGGGCCTTGTACAGCTCGGCCGGTTTGAGCATTCGCAGGCAGATGTCGACGATCACGTAGGGCGTGCCCTTGACCATGACGGTGACCAGCGCCAGGCGATCTTTGGTCGTGATCGTTGGTGACGGTTCGCCCGCGCCGCTTACGTTTTCGGTCCCGTAGTAACTGATCAGGAACGCGGCAACGCGCAGCGCACCTTCCTCATGCTCCGGGGAGAGCCTGAGCGATACGACAGAGCTTTTACCGCCTCCACCTGCCGTAACGGTAGGCGCTGGCTCATCCAGAGGCTGGCCGACGCTGGCACCGAACTGCCGCTCCATGAATGCTGTCACCATTCCGTGGTGCTGGCCGCCGGCGCTGATCGTGTGCAGCGGATCATTCACGTCCCGCGCATCACAGTTACCGCGCAGGTGCACCAGGTTTGCGGCCACAAGAGCGTGGTGCTGACCAGTTGTCAGGGTCGGTACCGGACTTTCAAGATTCGTCGGCCCGTGGCCCGTTGTGTTGGTGATCAGCGTCGCGGTCACCAGTTGCTGCTGGCTGCCAGTATTGGTGATTGTCGTCATAGGCTCGTCAGCGCCTTTGGCGTCGGTAGTGTTGAAGCCACCGTTCATCTGAGCCATGAATGCAGTGGACACCGCTCGGTGATTCCGCGTCATCAATGTCCCGACGGGCTGATCTGCCGCCACCGGCTTGCCTGCATACACTGGCCCGCCAGCACCCACGAGAATCGAACTCGTCAGCGCGTGCTTCACTCCTCCGGCAACGACCGTTCCCAGCGGTTGGTCGATTCCCGGCACGCGAGGTTGCTGGCCTTCGCGCTCGCCGTAGCCAGACTGGATCAGGGTAGGGCTGATCAGCGTCAGCTCGCCACGGTTGGCGCAAGTAACTGTCGGCAGTGGCTCCAAAGGATCGTTGATGCGGTCGCTGCCTTGGTGGGTCGCCGGTGCGATGACCGGGCTGACGACCGAGAATGCGCCGCCTTTTGGGTATGACGTCACGGTGCGCAACGGCTCGTTGGCCGACTGCACTGTCTCACCTGACCAGTTCGCAATCGGGACGATGAACGGGGCGGGGTTGTCGATGACGAACTTCTTCATGCCCTTGGCGACCCGGCGCAGGGTGGCGGGAGCCAAGTCTTTCTTGCGACCGAAGATGCTTTTGCCCAGGTCGGTGAAGTCGATGCACTCGGCCGCTGTCCTCCAAGGCTTTTGGCCTTTGGTGGGGCGCTTGGCGTGGGTCGGCTCCGGCCACACGATCGGCTGCCCGTCGCAGCGGGCAATCATGAACAGGCGTTCCCGGCTGGTGGGCGCGCCGAAGTCGCACGCCTTAATCACTCGCCATTCGACCACGTAACCGTGCTGCTCCAGGAGCTCCACAAAACGTTTCCAGGTGTTGCCTTTGCGCTCGGGGTTTGGGACGAGGAACTGCTCACCTACAGGAACAATCTCGCCGGGTGAGGCAACCACCTTCACCAGCACTTCTTTGCCCTTTTTGTTCACGCCTGGCACCAGCTTGAGGATCCGGCCAGTCGCTTTATCGCGCTTGGCCACCAGCGGCCCCCATTGCAGGATCTGCTTCACGTTCTCAAGGCTGATGACGCGGGGCTTCTTCTTGCCTGCCCACTTCAAGCCGATCCACGACAGGTTGCGGATCTCGCGTTTACGCGGCTGGCCGCCGGCTGCCTGGCTGTGGTGGGTGCAATCCGGGCTCATGTGGAACCAGCCCACGGCCTTGCCACCGCATTCCGTATCCGGATCGCCGTCAAACACGTCGGTCGTAAAGTGCTTCGCACCCGGGTGATTCACAGTGTGCATGCTGATCGCCGCTGCGCTGTGATTTTTGGCCACGCTGACGGTGCGCCCAAGGCCCATTTCAAGCCCGGTCCCAGCACCGCCGCCACCGCAAAAAAAGTCCACAACGATCTCATCGTCTTGCGGATTGAAGCCAAGGCCGTACTGGGTTTTGAAATCGAAGGGGTGTTTCTTCTGGTGAGCGGACATAGTTCATCCTCGGCTGTGTGCCGTGATCTATTGGAGGTGGGGTAGTCAGTTACGCGGATGCGATAATGTCGGCTTCGGCCATCTCGCAAAAAAAGGAGCATGAAGGCAGTTTTTCGTTGCGACGCACCGGGCCTTCGCCCAGATCGCGCAGTGAAAAGCGCACATTGGTCGTCCTATTGCGGTGCAGGTAGGAGCCAGAACCGAGAGTGTCCTGCACCTGGCACAGCGCCTCAAACTGCTCCGGGAAATCTTCTCGGATCGCGCGAAAGTATCCTTCGCCACCCTTCACGCAGCCGATGCAGTTCGCGTTGTCGTAACCCAATCGGTACATGAAGGGGAGTTCGATGCCTGCTCGTTCGACCATCGCCTTGCAGTCTTCCTTGCCCAAGCCGCGATCAATCAGTGGCGCGATGACAGGGCGATCAGGGTTTCGCTCCCGGAATGTGTCCAGCCGATCCTGCTCTTCGGCTGTATAACCGAAGACCATGACGTCACCTGGCTGTTTCCATGTATCCAGTAGCCGGCGCTTGAGAAGCTTGGTGCAGGGAGCGCCATATTGATTCTTCATATACCGCTCACGCCGGAAGACCTCGATGATGTCTGCGCCGTACTTGGTATCGCGCAGCTCGGTCACCGGCCTGCCGAACCACGCTTCACAGTCCGCGAGGAAGCGCCGGCTGTCTTCGTGCTCGTTGGCGAGGAATGCGTTGATGATCTGCACGTCGTGAGTGGCGCCGTACTCGGCGATTGCCAGCTTGGTCGCCACCGCCGAGGCAGCACCGCAACTGAACTGGCAAACAATGCGCGATTCGGTGATGACCATTTGATTACCTCAAGCCACCTGCGCAGGCGGGTTCATTGCGAAGTAGATGCGGGCGCAGGCCTCGGTGTCCGGGCGCGCGCGGTGGCCACCGACCAGCTCTTCGCCGGTGAAGTGGCGCAGGGCCTCGGCCACGGTCGGGACCTTGTATTGCTTGCCGAAGCCTGCACGGATCATCTTGGCGGTGGGCGGGCACTGAACAATGTTCTTGCTCGATTGACAGGTGCAGTAGTTCGGCACGGCCTTGAACTCGTTCGCTGCCTGCTCGCCGATGAACCGCTTGATGGCGATACGCATGATACGGTCATCGAAGCTGACGTTATGCGCGACCCGCAGACCAGCCTTCTCGTAGACGCGCAGGAAACCGCCCAAGGCTTCCTGTTCCGGAATGCCATGCTCGAGCGCCATTTCGGTGGTGATGCCGTGGATCGCTGCGACGTCGTCAGGGATGACCCAGCCGTCTGGGCGGATCATCGCTTCGAATGAATCAACCAGCTCGCCTTGCGGGGTGTAGAGCAGAATGCAGATATCGACCAGATGAGGCTGACGCGGATCATCGCTTGGGTCGCGGAATAGCGGCAGGCCGGTGGTTTCAGTGTCGTAAATCGCGATCAGTTGGGACATTTGGTTTTCTCCAGGCGAAAAGAAAGCGCCCGTAGGCGCTCTGTGGTGTTGCGTGGGTTCGGTTAGCTGGCTTGCTGCAACTGGACGTCGCCACCGGCTATGCCGCCTTCGATCCACACCGTGTCAATCTCGTCACGCATCTTGGGTGGCTTCTCTTTGAGCGAGCCACACACGATGGCAGTTTCGATATCGCCGGACCTGGCCAGCGCAACCAGCATGCCGAACAACTGGCCGCGAACTGCTGGCAGCAGAACGTCGAAGCGGTCCAGCACGATCAGTTTCAGGCCGCACGCGATGGTGATGGCCGTGCCGATCAGCGCATCACACCGCCAGCGCTCAGACTCGGACAGCAGCACGTAAGCGCGGCCACCGGCAGTGATTGCCATGTCGCCGCCGATGGCAGTGACCGGCCAGCCAGCGAGCGTGCAAAGGCGTTTCAGGCTGTTGTTGATCGGTTGCAGCGCCCCGGCAAGGATTTCACCGGGGATGCCGTCCGGAGCGAGAGCCTTCTCGATCAGAATCCAGTCCAGCACGTCTTTGTGGTGCTTAGCGGCGTCGGCAGCAATCTTGCCAGCGTTGGCGATGGTGTTCAGACGATCCCGGACCATAGTCGCTTTGGCCTCGGCGCGGGTTCGGATATCACGCTGCACCTGAATGGCACTTTCGCAACGAGTGATATCGGCTTCGCTGGAGCTTTGCGGCGTGCTTTCGATGTGGGCAGCCAGGTCACGCTGGGCGGCAAGGGCTGCATCGATCCGCAGTCGGTCATTGTTACGTGTGCTTTCAAGAAGCCTAACGGCCTCGGCGGCCTTCTTCACTTCCGCCTGAGCCTCGGTCAGCTTTTTGGCGTCGGCAGTTTTGCCCTTGAACACCTCAACCTGCTGGCCCACAACCTTCAACTTGACGTGGCAGCTCGGGCACTCGCACGGCGATTCGCCGTTGTACGCCTGGACAGCGTCCTGCCATTGCTTGAGCTTTGGCTGCCACTCTGCCAGTGATTCCTCGGTTGCGATCAGCTTTGCGCGCTCCCGGTCCAGCAGTTTCGCTTTCTCTTCAAGGTCTGTTTTGCGCGCAGCCCAGTTGGCGCTGGCGTTCAGGTTCGCCTTGAGCTCGCCCAGGTACTGGTTGCCCTTGTCGATCTCTATCGCGGCCTTGCCTTGCTCGGCTTGCGCCGCCTCAAGGTCCGCTGGCGTCACCTCGGGCACACCCTCTGGCAGCTCGTCGATGAAGACAGCCCAGCATTCAGCCTTTTCGGTACCGTAGGCCTCGCCGGTGATGGCCTTCCACGCGCCCCGGCTTTCGCTGGTGTTCGACTTGGCCTGTTCCTGAGCAGCCGCAAAGCCGCTCAGCAAAAGCGGCTTGATGGCTTCAACCTTTTTCGGATCGGCACCCTTGGCCAGCAGCTTCTCGGCCACGACCGCAGGTTTGGCGCTGGATTTGGTCAGCGCGAACAACAGCGAGCGTTTGGCCTTGTCGTCCAGCTTGGCGAAAGCATCCGGGTTCAGCACGAAGGGCAGATATTCCTGGCCATCCACGTCGGTGCGCTCACCCTTGCCGGTGGGCAGGGTGATGGTGCTGGCCGCGCCGTCGTGCCCGATGATGATCTGGCCTTTCTTCTGGCCCTCGGTGATCAGCATCTTGTAGTCGCCCTTCTTGGCGACGCGGGCGGCTTCGCCCAGTGCCAGGCCGATGGCCTCTTTCAGGCTGGATTTACCGGCACCGTTGTGACCGCACACCATGGTGATGGGCGCGGTCAGCTCCAGGTTGGCGTTGCTCAGGCCTTGGAAGTTTTCGATGTAGATCGATTCGATTTTCATGCTGGCGTTACTCCACGCAAAGGCTGCCGAGTTCGGCAATGACCTTGTAGGTGTTATCGATGGACTGCTCGGCTTCGGTTTCCAGCTCGATGACGTTGTTGTCGACGAGGCGCAGCAGCAGGGTGGTGGCTTGATCGCTATCGATGGCCAGACGACGTTGCAGCCATGTCACGTCCACGGTGGTGGCGTGCAGCACAACCAGCTGGCTGGCGTCTTCGTAGGTGTAATCGCCGAACTCTTTGCCGTGCAGTTGCTGGTGTTCTTCCATCGCCTGCTTGTGCTGTTGCGGTGCCTGCTGCAGATCCTTTTGCTCTACCTCGTCGAAGTCCGGTTCATCTTCCTCAGACTTGAACCGACCGCGGTGCATAGCTTCTGCAATGGCTCCGGCGCTCAATGGCAATTCGCGCTGGTCACGCTCGGCGCGGATGCCGTCTTTGCCCTCCGCGTAGTCGTTCGGAGCCAGCACCAGCAAGCAGAGTTTCCCCGCCACGTCGATCAGCCCATGCCGGTTAGGGTCTTGAGCATCAATCGCGGCGGTCACTGTGATGGCCTTGGCCTTGAACTTGGCGTCAACCACTGTCACCGGGATGGTGTCGACGCTGCGCGAGCTGATGATGCTGATAGCAGCGGTCACAGCGTCTTCGGCCAGCGAGGTGAGGCGGTCGATCACTTCCTGCTGATCTTCTTCGCTCAGGCGGGGAAACGGCGCTTTGATATTGCGCAGCTCGAACAGCGCAGCCTCGACGAGGTCGTGCACCATCAACTGGTGAGCAAGCACCATAGGGTGGACGCCATGCATACGGGCGCGATTGATCGCTTCGATGTGTTCTATCTTCATGGGTGTTCCTCAGTTATTGGCGATGCGCTCCAGCGTCTGGCGCTGTGCGGGGCTCAGGTGGGTGCGCGGGCCGTGGCGCTTGAAGCCGGCCCGAATGTCGTCGGTAAAGGTCACTTCCCAGTCGTTGGCCGCCAGTAACTCGGCGGCGGCCAACAGCACGGCGAATTCCTCCACCCGGTCGTATTGCTCTTCGACGGATAGGGCGGCCATGGCGGGTTACTCGAAAGCCAGGCCGTCGGTGTCGGCTGGCTCTGGCGTCACGGTGTCGGGAGTTTCTGGTGCCGGATCAGCGGTTTTTGTCGCGTTTTCCGCCGTTTCTGTGACGATTTCGCCTGTTTTTGTATCAACCGACTGGCCGTCTTCTTCGATGATCGACGGTGCTTCGGGCTCTTTGTTGCGCAGGTCGCTGACGTCCACCGAGTAGGTGCCTGCGCCATCGGCAGTAGCGTCGATGAAATCCTCAACCTCTTCGCGTGACTGCAAGCCCATCAGCAGCTCAGGGGCATACAGACGGCCCAGCATGCTTGCCGCCCGGTAGCGCAACATCACTTCCTGCATCGTCAGCCACTTGCTGCCGTTCTTGGTCAGCCAACCCTCATCAATGGCCATTTGCATGGAAATCGTCGGGCCGTTGAGACGGTCACCGGTTTCTTTCTCGATCACCCAGGCCGTACAGGTTTGGTGTTTGATCTTCGCCTTGCGTGGTTCTGAAACCTTATTGCCGTCTTTCCAGAACGTGGCGGTGTAGGTCAGTTCTTCTGTCTTGCCGGGTTCGCTCAGGTCAAAGCGCAGCGGGCTGAAACGACCGCAACTGTTGAGCATCGCGATGATGAACTGGCTTGACCAAGACGGCCGACCCTCGATCACGTACAGGTTCTGCATGACCATCAGCGGGTCAGCGCCCATGCGCAACGCCATGTTCAGCGCGACTACGCAGTTGGGCAGGCCGGCCGGGTTCGGGATGTGGCCAGTGACCTTGCCGTAATTCTTTACCTCGGTGAAAGCGCGGTACTGGACTGGCACCAACGTCGAACCGGCGAGCGCTTTGGCAACACGCTGCAGTTGTTCAAAGCCGGAGCCGGTCAGCAGCGACATCGGGGCATCGTTCTTTGGTGTGGCGACAGCGCTGGTCTGCATCTGCGCCAGTGAGGTGGTTTGCTGGGTCATGGTCGTTTACTCGTGGTAGGGGCAGGTTGACCAGCGCGGGCAATACTTCGCGCTGCATAGGAAACTCTGGGGGTTTGGCGGGAACAGGCCGGTGCGGAACATTTCGGCACCGATCTGGATCAGGCCGGGAAAGTCTTCGGTGCCGACCATCATTTGCTTGGCGCTGCGAATCTCGCCGATGCCGACTTCCGGCTTGCCCTTCGTTTTCAGCCCGATGATGTGGGCCGGGGCGGTGCAGGGCTCGCCAGTCGTGTGTTCTTCAAGGATTTCGTAGGTGCCGATCTGCGCGGCGTGGCCTTTCGTCTTCGCCACGCCCTCACTGACGGCAGCGCCGCCCGTCTTCACGTCAGCGATGCCCTTGCCGTCGCCGGTCTTGCAGATACGCGCCCGGTCGAGCTGGCCGGTCAGGCGAATGATCACGCCACCGCCGCAATCAATTTCCAGCGGCGTGGCTGTGCGCTCGACTGCCAGGTATTCGTAGCGCGGGCTGACCTCGTTGCAATACTTCGTGTGCAGGGGCAGGGCGATGCGCTCAGCCTCCTGGATGGTCAGCTTGTCGGCCTTCCAATCGACTTCACGGTCAGGGTTGCGCAACGTGTGGATGAGCAGCTCGGCGGTGTCGTAAGCGCTCAGGTTGCTGCCGTTCATACGGGACACGTCGAACGCCGCGGTGCTGGCGTGGATCGACGTTCCCAGGTGGGCGCGTGGGCTGCTCGGGCTCTTGATGCCCAGCAAGTGAACGCCTTCCCATTTGTAAGCGCAGTCGAACAGCGAGCCCCACGACGAGGCGCGGACGGTGGTTACGCTCATACTCTGGCCCTCGCCTGAGCGAACGCTTGGAGCATCGCAGATGTAGAGGGAAGAGCATTAATGCAAACCATTGCCGCTTTGGCGCAGTCTTCTTGCTCAAACCATCCGAAGTGGCACTGGGCAACAGGTATTCCCATTTCCTTCGCCAGCCATTCGTAAGCCATCGTGCGCGTGTACCCACGGGCTTCTTTGAACTTGTGGAACAAATCTTTGCTGGTGTTGCGGTCTTTGCGAAGCTGGGCGGTAGCCAGCGTGCCCAGCGGAATATCCGTCGAGGGATGCAGGCCGACGTAGGCTTTGCAATCAGTGCAGAGATAGGCGTAAGGCCATTCCCCGTAGGAGCGTCCGTTATAGATTTCGCTGTTGCACACCAGCGACACGTCGCCGGCGCAGTAGCGGCATTGGGCAGGCGCTGGCAGAGGATTTTTTACGCGTTTAAGTGCACGGCGACTGACGTGAGGCAGCGGCGCAGGTGCAGCAATACGCTCGGGGGCGTTTGCCCGAGGATCGATCGGCATGGGTTTACCTATTGAGTGATCAGGCCGCCGATTGCGGGGCCGAAGAGGGTGATTGCGAAGAAGAGGGCGCCGGTGATGGCCGACACCCACCAGATGCGGCGGCGGGTGATGCGCTGGTGGCGGGTCAAAACGGCACGTCCAGAAGGCAGCGCCCAGCCGCTACGATGCCTCGTTTGATTTTTCCGGCTTCAACACGTAGCGCCGCTTTCCTGTCCAGCAGCATCGCCAGTTCCCGCTGTGCGTCGCTGATGGGGTCATGATCGTCAGGGGCGCGGCAGCCTTGAACATGCTCGATTGCATGCTGCCAGCCTCGCCAGCGGTCGCCGTCTTCAAGGTATTCGGTTCGAACATCGTCGAGATGCACGCCGCCGTCTTCGCGCTGGAAGTCGGTCAAGAGCGCGATGCTCTGAGATACCGTGCGAATATCGCTACGGTTTTTGGCGTAGTCGGCAGCCAGCTTTGCGGCCCTGCCATATGCATTCTTCATGCGCACCTCGCAATAAGCATCCCGCGCTTGCTCAGCTTGAGCCGCATGGGTCCAGGCAAATCAGCGACCAAAAAAATGCCCCGACGATGCAGGGCTTCGATAATTCCTTTTATGTCTCTGGCAATGATCGTCACTGCGCACCCCCGTGTAACAAGTTGAGGGCACCGAGTCGGCGCCCCATGTTTTCGCTGCGCAATGCCAGGCGACGCCTTGACGCCGCCTCGCTTGCCCTGTCTTCAAAATCCACTAACTGACGCTCATCGATGAAGCCGTGGGCGTAATTGGCTTGAATCATCCCCTTGACGAACTCGGCGTCGGGGTACTGCGACGTGCCGATCTGCGCTATCTGGCGTTCGATCATCGTCACTGCGTTGGCTGAGCGGTTCATGCTGCCCACCGCTGCCTGAACAGGCTGCTGTCAATCTCACGCCAGAGTGCTGCCCGGATCTGCGCATCGTGCAGTCGTGAGGCTTCGCGCAAGTCCCATCCAGAGCAGTCCATGCGGATGCCGGCGCTGTCGTAGGTGATGCCGGACAGCAGCTTGTATTCAAGTTCGCGGGTGCCGATGCAATCCCAATCGCTGTCGCGGTTGTTCGGCTGGGGCGGGCTGTTCTCGCAATGGGTTACGTCCACTTGAAGGACAAACCCCTCAACAATCACTTCATGGATCATGTGTTCGCCCTCCAATGTGGCGTTTGTTTGCATCCCAAAACCCGCTCAACATCGAACGGGCAGAGGTGATGCATTCGTTATTGCCAACGGCCCCGAGGTCTATACGGCGCAGCCAGTGTGGGTATCGCCCACGCCCAGCGCGTCAAAGCCTTTCCAAGCCATCAGCGGTGAATCGTTTGGTTTTTAAAGAGCGCTGGCTTTCGCCGGATTCCATATCTGCGCTAATCGCAGAATATGTTTTGCATTATGCGCAGAATTAATTCTGCGTCAAGCGCAGATTTTGAGGGAGGCAAAAAGAGGGCGAAAAAAAGCCCGCACGGGGCGGGCTCATTTCAAAGGAGAAGGATCACTTTTTATTCGCGGGGCACTCTGGATAAGCTTTTTTCAGAGCTTCAGTCACCAAAGTAGCTGCTGGCCAGTTCCAATCTTCAGGATGCGCCCGCAGGTATTTTACGACGATTGCACCACTCTGGCCGTGTGTGACGTTGCTTGGTGGGCAGAACAAGATTCCACTACCAAGCTCGGTAATGCCTATCACATAGCCGATAAATAAACCGTTTCCAAACGTTCCTTTAGTGGCTTCAAAGTCGGGAATAAATTCAACCAAATCATTTCCGGTGAAGGACCATGCAGTGCTAGGCGCAATGATTGAGGCAAGAATTAACAATACCTTGATCATATTCATATTCATATTCATACTCGTAATTTTCCCTATTAGAGTCCGCTCATCTTGGTATCAATTACCCGACCAATAACTTTGAAGCTGCCGCCCAGCTCTATCGTCCTGTAGCTGGGGTTCAATGGGCGTAGATACTTGTTCCCAGCGTCTTCAATGTATTGCTTGAATGTGCTTTCGCCGTTTTCCAGCTTCACCACGTAATATTTGCTACTGATCAATTCTGCCTCGGGCCTCACAAGGATGCGTGAGCCTTCGGGAAAGCTTGGATTGCCCGCGCAGGTCATAGAATCCCCACGCACATCAAGCCAAAATCCGTTTTCTCCAGCGTTTTCTACAGATGCGAGCCATGTTTCCGCATCACCCGGGTAGTTGTCGTAGGATTCCGTCCATTCGCCGGCACTTACCCAACTGATCAATGGATATTCCTTAGGCCCCCTGTTTGGCTGCAGGGCCATCTGCACGTTCGACATTCCACTGTCTTGGGGCGAGTCCAATCCCTGACCGATCTGAGCCAGTTTGATGCCGAGTACGTCCATTATCCGCTTGAGCTTCTCTGGCGTGGTGCTTTGAAGCCCGCGCTCTAGGCGTGACAAGTTTCCAGTGTCGTAGTCGACCTGGTTGGCGAGTTGTTCCTGCGAAAGCTTTTTGGCTTTCCGCGCGTTCTTGATGATCTGTCCAATTTCCATGGCGCTGATTTTCCGGTGTTGCTGCGTTATGCGCAAAGCGGTTGGCGCAGAATTTGTTTGCTTTAAATCTGCGCTAATCGCAGAATCGCTCCTGAAATCCATTCAGGGCACAGCCATGACTCCCTTAAAACGTGCACGAACCGCCAGGAAATGGACGCTCGCCGATGTCTCGGCACGTCTTTCCCAGTTAGGTGACACCATCGATTCCGGCAACTTGTCCCGCGTAGAGCGTGGGGTCCAGCGTGCATCCACAGCGCTGGCCGAAAACTTGAGTCGGGTATTCGATGGAGAGATCACTGAAATCCATATCCTCTATCCGGAGCGCTTCAAAGGCGCTTCTGAGGCTGCCTGACCATGTCGACGAACTCAGTAAGCCCGGATACAGACGAAACCGCACGGGAGACGGAAACCCTGATCTTGCAGCGGGTTTTGTCCGTGGGTCAGAAAGAGATAGCCCGTGAAACCGGGTTGAGTGAGTCCACGGTTTCGAGGTGGAACGAGGGAGAGTACGCAAGATGGGCCAAGGTGCTGTCGTTCCTCGGCCTGCGCGTCGTTCCGCAGTCCGCGATGCTCGTGACGCCTGCCTACCTGCACTCGCTGGAAACCCTGGCAGAGATCGGGTTGAAGGCTGAGAAAAAGCGGCCTGGCCCGCTCGGGTGGGATTGATCATGGATTGGCTCAGACTCTGGCATGACATGCCCAATGACCCGAAGTGGCGGACGATCGCCCGCGTCTCAGGTCGATCCATCTCGGAAGTTATGGCGATTTACTGCCATTTGCTGGTGATGGCCTCCTCAAATCCTGACCGTGGTCACGTAGACGGATTGTTCTGTCACGACATGTCACGCGAAAACGTGACAAGCGTGACATGTCACGAAATCAATTTTATCGAGGGTCTTTCCACCGCTCTCGACCTCGATATCGCACACGTCAGATCCATTCTTGATGCCATGCAGGGTCGCGTTCTTGACGGCGACTTGGTATCCGGGTGGGAAGTGCGCCAGCCGAAGCGTGAGGACGCAAGGGTCAATGAATTCGGTGCTAAATCGGCAGCCCAGCGAAAACGAGAAGAGCGCGAACGAAAAAAAGCTGCTGCTCAAAACGCAGCTAGTCACGACATGTCACACACCGACACGCCATGTCACGACAGAGAAGAGGAGAGGAGATTAGATAAAACACCACCACCTCTCTACGCGCAGGACGTTTTCGACTCTCGGGCCAAGTTCAGCATGAACCCCGATTGGCTCCCTTGCGAAAAGACATTCGCCGCCATGCTGACCATGAACGGCATGGCCAACCAGCAGTTCGACGAAGAGCAACTGCTCGAATTCAAGTCGTTCTGGATCGCATCCCCTGACGAACACCGCACCCAAGCCAAGTGGGAACACGCACTTGCCCAGCATTTGAAACGTGACCTTCGCCACCAGCAGGCCAACGGGAGATCTACCGATGGAAACCAAAACGCCGAACTATCGGGAAATTCCCAAGGCCATCAGGGCAGTGGTTCCCAAGATCGCAACCAGCGACCTGCTCGACAGGGCCCCCTCTCTGCTCCAGACCGTGTCCGAGCCGCAATCGCAGAGCGCGATGCTCTCGAGAACGCTGCTCGACAAGCTGTGGATCAAGATGGCTGAATTCTACGGACACCGCTGGACCTCAAGCTTTGGCGTGATCGCTGACCCTGAACACACCTGGGCCAAGGTCCTTGCTGGCGTCACCGGCACCCAGCTTGCCAACGGCTTGCACGCGCTGATCGAGCGTGGTGATGAATTCGACTGGCCACCACCTGCGAACGTATTCCTGTCGCTGTGCTTGCAGGTCAAGGGCCTACCGACCGAGGCGCAGGCGTGGGACGAAGCCAGGTCAGGCAAGTACACCCACGAAGCCGTGCGCATTGCCGCAGAAGCCACCAGCACGTTCGACCTGCACGGATCAGACAGCAACGACAAGGCGCTGCGCCAACGCTTCGAACGCAACTACGCCATCGTCATGCGCAGGGCTCAGACCGGCCAACAGCTGGAAGGGCGCATTGCTCACGGCGTCGGCCACGACAGCATGCGCGATCCGCGACAGGTCCAGCTCGAGCATTCCCGCAAGGAAGGCGATCGCATTCTCGATGTCCTCGAAATCCCCAAAGACCCCAAGGCCTGCCGCGCCATGCTGCTGGCAAAGCTCGGCATCCGGAGAAGCGCGAATGTCTGACCACAAGCCCGTCACGTTCCTCGTTCCCGGTGAGCCAATCGGCAAGGGTAGGCCACGCATGACCACCGTCAACGGCCATGCGCGTGCGTTCACGCCGACCAAGACCGCAGACTACGAATCCCGCATCGCCATCGCTGCGCACGAGGTCATGGCCGAACGCGAGCTGCTGGCAGGCCCTGTCCTGATGGAACTGCGCATCATGGTTCCCATCGCCGCGTCATGGTCGAAGAAGAAAACCGCCCAGGCACTGGCAGGCCAGGTCATGCCCACTAAGAAACCAGACGCCGACAACGTCCTGAAAGCCATCTGTGACGGTATCAACGGCATCGTATTCAGGGATGACGTGCAGGTCGTTAACGTCTCCCTGAGCAAGCGTTTCAGCTCCACGCCCGGCGTGTACGTGCGTGTTGTCCCCCTCGAGGCATTGCCATCATGACCACGCCCAAACTGATCTGGACCACGCACAAACTCGCCGACGGTTGGGTGCTGCTGTGTGTCGAAGCCAATCTTGAACAGCCAGGAGAGCCCCAGGCGATGCTCGGTTTCAAGCGCGCCGTACACCCGTTCCACTTCGACGAGGCCAGCGAACCGGTTGTAGCGTTCACGCATGTCATCGCTGAAATGACTGACGCGATTATGTGGGGGGCAGCGGGGCATAGCGCACTGGATCATTGCCTGCCTCGCCTTCGAGGTCTTTGTGCTTGATGACACTTTTAGCGTGCCACAAGGGGTTGCCGTCATGAGCATCGCCACAGTGACTCAGATCGGCGGCCCAAGCGAGGCGCGCAAAAGCACGGCGGAAGAAATCAAGCAAATCACGGGCAAGTGCCCGTCACTGAACAGAGAATTGAAGACGGGAGAAGCGGCATGATGTATCGGAACGTTGTAGCGGCAGTGGTCCGGGCGCTTGCTGCGGAAACCATCAACTCAGCCGGCGGCTGCGACTTTGAGCAGAAGGTTCAATGCGCAAAGCAGAAGGGTGAGATCGTCGGCAATGAGGATGCGTTCCTGACCGACTGCTGGGTTTTCGGCCGCCTGCACAAGGCGCTGAGCCCAGAGCACTGGCGCGCGCTAGTGGCGAAGTTCTCCACGCACACAGATCGCAAGCACGCGGCGATCACCGAAATCACCAAGCAGTACCGGTCTCCGGCGCCAGAGCGGTTTCGTCATTGCGCCATCGTCACCTGGGCCATGCCAAAGCTGCCTGGCGTTGATGGCAAGCGCAGTACAAATGTTCTTCCAGCCGCCTGGTACGAGATGGACAACTGGAGCGACGACCCGCATCCCATCAAAACGCAGGAGCGTTGGAGACGTGACATTCGCAAGGGGCTCGAAAGCGCGGTAGACGTCGCCCTGACCGAAGCTCAGCACATTTTGGAGGCTGAAGGCATTTTGATTGCAGATTGAGTTTGACGGCGACTGAGCCAGTGAGCCATTATCCACCCCATCCTGTCATTCCTGCGTGCATAGGGGATTGACCACAAAAGCCCGGCTTAACCGTCGGGCTTTTTTTGTGCCTGCGATTTACCCCAACCCCTTGGAAACGCTGATCGCCAAGTTCAGCGAGGGCCTCATTCGTACCTTGTTCCTCATTGGCCGCCCTGACGGCCCTTTTTATTCCGGAGTAAAGATGGACCCAACCGACCTCGGCCCAGGCACAGCTACCTGGCTGGGCGGTACGGGCACAATCCTGCTGGGTGGCTTCCTGTGGTTGAGGAAATTCCTCTCCAGGGACGCGACCGACCGTGCAATGGACAACGCCGATATCGGCACCGTCCGCAGGCTGAACGAACTGCTCGACTCTGAACGCATTGCACGGAAAGAGGCCGAGGCCCGTGCCGATCAGTTCGCCAAAGAACGCAACGAACTCGCCGCTGCTGTCGGCAGGATGGAAGGGCGAATTGATGCCCTCACCAGCCAGGTCGCGCAGCTCACCGACAAAGTGACATCGCAGAGCTCGGAGATCTCCCGTCTGCGCACTCAACTCGGAGGAAACAGCTGATGGAAAAATGCGCAATCAATTTCATGGCCCGCCACTGGTGGAGACGAGTCGAGGTTTGGCTGATCGCAGTCGTGCTGCTGGCCGGTGGCGCAATGCTGGGCTTTCAGGTCGCCGAGTGGCGTCTGTCCAGTTGGTACACCGCCCAGGTCGCCGAAGTTCGCCGGGGTTACGACGAAGCCACCATTCAGCGTGATATGCGTCTGAACAAGCTGGCCAAGTCCGCCACCGAAGCAGCTGTGAAGGTTGAAGGTGCCGCCGGCAAGGCTACCGAAGCGGCAGAGGTTGCCAGTAAGGCCGCCGACAAGGTCAACGAGGCGGTAGAGCGGCAGACGCCGTAACGCGCCACACAGTGGAGTAGCGCATGAGCATGAAAATCATAGAGATCAAGCGTGAGGGGTGGCGTGATGCTGCGAAAACCCTGCGCAAGATTGCTGACGACCTCGATGCGGGTGAGCATCCAGAGTGCACGGTAGGCGCATTGACGCTGATCGGACCGAAGGGGGAAGTGACAGTATTCGGTCTCGGCCCGAAGTGTGACGACCTGCAATGCTTGGGGGCTATGCGCCTGGGTGAGCAGAAACTGATTGACGTGCTGCTAGATACTGACGACTGAGTATGCGGGAGGGGCGGGAAATCGTTTCATTCTCGATTTCGTTCATCGCAATCGTCTTGCGCCTCTTTCGATGTTTGATGCTTTGCGAGTGATTTGCCATTTTCCTCTGTAACCACATGAAACTCTTTGGATTCAATTGGAACGTAGTCCAATTCATTGCCTTGGTGATTTGATTTTTTAGGGCGTTTCTCAACGAAGAATTTCTTAGTCATTTCGCGTTTCCTCTGCAAGATTAATTTAAGCCTTCGCTTGCGCTGACAAGCGGGGGCTACAAGTGTTAAGAGGTTTAGCATGGAAAGGCCATATCCTGCAGCAACATTAGTCGTTGTCTCGGATATGTCCAACTCCGGCATACGCCTCACTCCCGCGCCTGATGTGCTGGAGTGGGTCCAAACCGAGATCGTTGCCAACACCGGCAGCATCCACAACGAAGACCATGCCCATCTGATTGATGCTGACATTTGCATCATGTGGGCCTCGTCTGCATTCACGAAGCAGGGTCGCACAGTGCTGGGCCAGGCCGAACAGGTAGCGTTCCGTGCCGGGGGTTGGCAGAAGGCTCGGATGGAACAGCAGATGCGTGACTGGTTCGGCTTCGTGCCGAGCTACATCATCACCCTGGCCGCCGATTACTGCTCACAGTGCAGCGACGCTGATTTCTGCGCACTGGTTGAGCATGAGCTGTACCACATCGCCCAGGCAACCGATCAGTACGGCGCGCCCAAGTTCACGCAAGACGGATTACCGAAGCTTGAGATGCGCGGCCACGACGTCGAAGAGTTCGTCGGTGTGGTCCGTCGCTATGGGGCAAGCCCAGACGTTCAGCGACTGGTCGACGCTGCAAACAAGCCTGCTGAGGTAGGTAAATTGAATATTTCGAGGGCCTGCGGAACCTGTCTGCTCAAGTCGGCCTGACTCCATGACAGGTTATGACGGATGGAAACCATATGGCGGTACTACGAAGCGAGGTCAAAGCCTTCATCGTTCAGGCTCTGGCCTGCTTTGATACGCCATCCCAGGTAGTTGCAGCGGTCAAGATCGAGTTCGGAATCGAAATCACCCGCCAGCAGTGCGAATCACATGATCCCACGAAGTTCGCGGGACAGCGTCTGGGCAAGAAGTGGGCCGAACTGTTCCATACCGCCCGCAAGCGATTCCGCGAAGAGACAACTGAAATACCGATCGCTAACCGCGCCTACCGACTGCGAGCTATGAACCGATTCGTTGAGCGGGCCGAGGGCATGAAGAACATAAGCCTGGCCATGCAGATTCTTGAACAGGCAGCGAAAGAGGTCGGAGACGCTTACGTCAATCGCCGGGTAGAGCCAGACAAATCGTTAGACGATGAAATCAAGCGCCTGAACATTCAAAAGCTTCAGCGAGAACTGGAAGACCCTGACCAGGGTCTGCCCGAGCCAAAGAAAGTAATCATCGGGGTGGAAGATGCAACCGATCCTGATGCTGAATAAGCCTCAATTCGAGTTCATCAAAAGCCACAACAAGTTCATGGCCTTCGTCGGAGGCTACCGCAGCGGCAAGACTTTCGTGGGCTGCGTGCGGATGTGCATCAACGCGCTGGAGTTCCCTGGCATACCGCAGGGCTACTTTGCTCCTACCTATCCGCAGATCACTGACATCTTCTACGACACCCTGCCGGGGGTTGCCGAGGCGTTCGGCCTGTTCGCTGACATCGTGGCAAGCAACAAACGCGTCTATTTGAGGGACAAGAAGGGCAGATGCCTCTCGACGATCATCTGCAAAAGCATGGAGCACCCGCACCGTATCGTTGGCTTCAACATCGCGCACGCGCTGGTCGACGAGATCGACTGTATGCCGATCAAGAAGGCCGATAGCGCCTGGAAGAAGATCATTGCGCGGATGTCCACGGTTTGGCCTGGCCGCGACATGAACACCATCGACGTGACCACGACGCCCGAGGGCTTCAACTGGGTATACCGCAAGTTCGTCAAGGAGCTGGCAGCAGATCCTACGCAACGCCAGTTCTACGGCATCGTGCACGCGTCCACGCGGCAGAACGCCAAGAATCTGCCGAAGGATTACATCCCGTCGCTGCGCAAGTCCTACCCGGCCAATTTGGTAGACGCCTACATCGACGGCCTATTCGTCAACCTGACGTCCGGCAGCGTGTACCCGAACTTCGACAGGCGCCTTTGCCACACGGATGAAAGGATTCGCCCAGGCGAGCAGTTGCACGTTGGCATGGACTTCAACATCAACCGGATGGCGGCAACGATCCACGTCATCCGTGACGGCCTGCCTCGTCTGCTTGAGGAGGCGACATCGATATTCGATACGCCGGCCATGATCAAGGAACTTAAACGCCGCTTCCCGGGGCACAGCATCACGGTCTATCCGGACGCCAGCGGCAAGAACCGGAAGTCCGTCAACGGCAGCGAGTCAGATCACAGCTTGCTCCGCGCTGCGGGCTTCATGGTGATGGTCAACCCATCCAATCCTGAGGTGCGCGACCGGGTGCTGGCTGTGAACGCCGTGCTCCTGAATGGCGAGGGCCAGCGCCGCTACCGGATCAACACCGACAACTGCCCGGTCACCACTCAGGTGCTTGAGCAGCAGGCCTATGACGACAAAGGTCAACCCAACAAAGACGGCGCTGAAGACCCTATCGACGCACTGGGTTACTTCATTGTTCAGCGCTTCCCGATTGCGGGCGGCTACACACTCGCAAACGTGAGCAACTCATGAGCGCAATAAGCTACCTAAAGGACAGCCTGCAGAACCTCGTCGCTGGACTGGGTACCGCGCGCGACAAAGCTTCCCACTCGCAATATGTCACCAATGAACTGGACGACCAGCAACTGCTGAATGCCTTCCGCAGTTCGTGGACCGCCCAGAAGGGCGTCACGATCCCCGCTGTTGATGCCTGTCGCAACTGGCGCAACTGGCAGGCATCCAAGGACCAGATCGAGATGATAGAGGCCGAAGAGGCCCGGCTGAACGTACAGGGCAAGATTCTTGAGGCTCTATTGAAGGCTCGTCTGTTCGGTGGTGCTGCTGTGTTCATCGGCACCGGTGAGCGTGATACGTCGTCCGCGCTGAGCCCCGATCGCCTGGGCAAGGGTGGAATCAAGTACCTGACTGTGATGACTCGACGCCAGCTGGCTGCCACTGAGATCGAGCAGGACCCGCAAAGCGACCGATTCGGCTGGCCCAAGGCTTACCGGCTTCCCGGCTCTAACGTCGAGATTCACCCGTCGCGATTGGTGATCTTTATCGGCGTGCGTCATCCCGATCCGGAACTGGCTATGGGCACGGCCTTCGGCTGGGGCGACTCGGTGCTGCTGTCTGCCATGCCAGCTGTCAAGCACTACGACGAGACGGTGGCCAACGTTGTGAGCCTGGTCTACGAGGCGAAGATCGACGTCATCAACATTCCCAATCTGATGAGCAGCCTGCAAGACAAGAATTACGAGAGGAACCTGCTGGAGCGTTTGAGGCTGGCAGCGACCGCCAAGGGCATCAACGGCACGCTGATCCTCGACGGCACAGAAACTCACTCGTCCAAGTCGGCCAGTTTCGGCACGTTGCCCGATGTGATCGCCAAAACCGAGCAGGGCGTCTGCGGTGCCTTCGATATCCCCGGCACGCGCATGTTCGGGCAGTCCTCCGGCGGTCTGAACTCTAACGGCGAAGAGAACACCCGCAACTACTACGACAACGTCGCGTCACGCCAGAAGCTGGAGATCAAGCCAGCAATGAGCGTGCTGGACGAGTGCCTGATTCTTTCCGCGCTGGGCAGCAGGCCAAAGGAAGTTCATTACGGCTGGTCGCCGCTTTGGCAGGCCACGGCCAAGGACAAAGCCGACATTGGCAAGACCACGGCAGACACCATCAAGTCGCTGAAGGATTCCGGCCTGTTCCCGCCTGATGCCCTTTCCAAGGCCTCAGTGAACCTGCTGGTCGAGCTGAGCATCATGCCCGGCCTCGAAGCAGCCATTGAGCAGTTCGGCGATGAGCTGGACGAAGAGGCCGAAGGCGATCCCGGCGTTGACGATCTTGGCGCTGCTGACCAGCTACCGGATCGCAAGGCGCTTGCTGATGCAGCGCCTCGCACGTTGTATGTCTCGCGAAAGGTCACCAACGCAGGCGAGATTATCGCCTGGGCCAAGTCGCAGGGGTTTGAAACCACGCTGCCCGGGGCAGACCTGCACGTCACCATCGCCTACAGCCGCAACCCGGTTGACTGGATGAAGGTCGGCGAATCGTGGTCGGGCGACGGCAAGGGCCAGCTCAAGATTGCACCAGGTGGCGCAAGGCTGATCGACAAGTTTGGCGAAGACGCCGTGGTGTTGCTGTTCAACAGTTCCGAGCTGGCTTGGCGACACGTCTCCATCGTTGAGGCTGGCGCCTCTTGGGACTGGCCGGAGTATCAGCCGCACATCACCTTAACCTACGAACCCGGCAGCGTTGACCTGAGCATGGTCGAGCCGTACCGGGGCGCCATCGAGTTTGGCCCGGAGATATTCGAAGAGGTCAACACCGACTGGAAATCCACTATTCAGGAGGCATGACATGGAAACCTTTACCCAACCAAAAATCACGGGATACCGCCAGCTCAGCGAAGAAGATGCTGCGCTCATGAATGATATCAAGGCTCACGGCGTCGCTTTAGGCAGGTTGGTCGACCGGCTGAGCTCGAGATCTGACCTCAACCAGCGCTGGCTTGACATCGGCACTACTGATTTGCAAACCGGCCTTATGGCGCTTACCCGAGCAGTTGCCAAGCCGTCCACGTTCTAGCAGCCGGGCGGCACCAGCCAAGGGAAGAAAATGATTTTCACCGATTCAATACCAGTCTCTGGCGTTCGGCGCACAGCGGACGGATACCTTGTGGCCGAGGCATACGTGGCCCGCACGGGTATTCAGGACTATCTCGGGACCGAGATTGACCCCAATAACGACCACGGGCTGCGAGATGTTCCGATCGTCAAGGTGTACCGGCCAGAAAGCTCGGTGTTTCACGCAGACGCAATGAACTCCTACGCCTACCGGCCCATGACCAACGATCACCCTGGCGGCGACGGCGTCAACTCAAAGAACTGGAAGGACGTGGCTATCGGCAACACCGGCGGCGAGGTCATTCGTGACGGTCAGCGAGTGAAAGTTCCGCTGGTCCTCATGGACGCCAAGGCCATCACGGACTTTGAAGCGGGCAAGCGACAGCTCTCCATGGGTTATGGCGCTGAGATCATCTTCCAAGATGGTGTGACGCCAGAGGGTGACGCATATCACGTCAGCCTGGGCCCAATGAAAATGAATCACCTCAGCCTTGTGCACAGCGCACGGGCTGGCGAAGAGTTTCGCATAGGTGACCACAAACCAGAAAACCCAAAAGGAGGCCATGACATGGCTGATTTACTGCGAAAACTCCTTGTCGACGGCATCTCCATTGATGTCACCGAGCAAGGCGCACAGGCCATCGAGAAGCTTGCTAAGCAGCTCAACGATGCCGGCAGCAACACCAAGACCCTGACCGACGCGCACGCTACTGCGATTGCGCTGAAGGACGGCGAACTGGCCAAGAAGGATGCCGAGATTGACGATCTGAAGGCGAAGATGCTCAGCGATGCTGACATCGACAAGCGTGTCACGGCGCGTGCTGACCTGATCAGCAAGGCCAAGATCATTGCCGATGCGGACTACACCGGCAAAACCGATGCTGACATCCGCAAGGCTGTCGTTATCGCCAAGCTGGGTGACGCTGCGGTGGCTGGCAAGTCCAGCGACTATGTCGACGCGCGCTTCGAGATCCTCGTCGAGGATGCCGCCAAGCAGCCAGGCAATGACCCCTTCCGTCAGCACATGATCCAGCAGGACAGCAAGCCGAATACCAATCCTGCTGCCGCTGCCCGCGCCAAGATGCTGGAAGACCTCAACTCCACCCAGCCTGCCAAGTAAGGAGCCATCATGGCCGCTTATCAAACGTCCTACCCGGATCGCCCAGCGAAAGGCCTGCACGGCGCGTCGGCGAACGAAGAAATCAAGAACGACATCAGTCGTACCATCGAAAACGCTGCCGGCGTCCGCTTCGGCGAGCCAGTGCAGCGCGGCGCGGGTGATCACGGAGTGGTTCCGTTCGCTACTGGTGGCAAGTTCCTCGGCATCGCGAAGCTGAACCCTGCCGTACCGGCTGTGGCAAAAGGCTCGACGCTGGTCGATGGCTACCCGCAGTACTGCACCGCCGCTATCCGTCAGCGCGGTCAGATGTACGTCGCAGTAAGCGCTCCTGTGGTTGATGGTGATCCCGTCTACTTCGTGACCGCCTCCAACACCTACACCAACGCGGCCGGCACCGGCATTGTTGGCCCGATCCCGAATGCCTTCTTCGACACCTCCGGTGCTGCGGGCGACATCGTGGAAATCTCCCTCAAGAACCGGAGCGCGTAACATGTCTCAAGCTTTTCAAGACGCTCAAGCAGCGTTGCCATTCGTTGTGGCCCAAGGCCGCAACATCGAAGCGGCCATCTACGAGGCGCGCTACCCGGAGTACAGCTACCGCGATCTGATGCCGGTGGTCACCGAGGGCAACCAGTGGGCCGTGGGTACTCAGTTCTACAGCCAGCAGTTGGCTGGTGAGGCCAAGTTCCTCTCCGGGGCTGGCAACGACATGCCTTTCAACCAGGTTTCGTTTGGTGAAGGCTCCCATGATTTCGCGATGATCGGCTCCGGCTGGGAGTGGAACCTGGAAGAGGTCAACACCGCCGCGCTTTACGGCCGCAACCTCAACGACCTGAAGGCCATGTCTGCCAGTCGCTCCACCGAGCGCCTGCTGTACGACATCGCCGTGACCGGCAGCACCGAAAAGAACTGGCGCGGGTTCACCAACCAGAGCAACGTCCAGACCATCAACGCAGCTGCAACTGGCCTGAACGGCTCCACTTTGTTCGTGGACAAGACGCCTCTTCAGGTGCTGGCCGATCTGAACAACCTGCTGAAGTTGGTTCCTCAAGCTTCGAACAACGTTGAGCTGGCTGACACCATTTCGTTGCCGTTGGAAGTGATGGACTACATCTCCACCACGTTCGTGGGCACCGAAGCGAACAGTCCGACCATTCTGGAGCGCTTCATCACCTCCAACGTGTACACGGCCCGCACCAAGCGCCCGCTGACCATTCTCACCGCTGACGCTCAGTCTACGGCTGGTGGCGATGGTGGCGGCCGTATCGTGGCGTACCGCAAGGCGCTGGACGTGATTCGCTTCCACCTGCCGATGCCTCGCATGGTTCTGCCGGTTCACCAGAAGTCGATCATGGGCTTCGAGACCGGCATCATCGCGCGCACCGGTGGCGTTGAGGTCCGCTTGCCGGGCGCAATGGCCTACATGGATCGTGTTTCCGCACCTGCATAAGGGGATCATTATGAAAGTCACGAACAGCGGCACCGCCCCTTGGGGGGTTTACCTGGGCGGCACTATCAAGATGATTCGGCCCGGCGAAAGTCGGGACCTGGCGCTTGAAGGCGATGATCTGGTTCAGGCTCGCAAAATCGACGTTCTCAGCTTCGAGGAGGTTGTGAAGCCTGAGTCCGACGAGAAGGCCGAACTGCTGGCCAAGTTGAAAGCACTGGGTATCGAAGCTGGAAAGAATTCTGGTGTCGAGACCCTGCAGAAGCGTCTGGCAGAAGCCGAGGCCGCTGCTGAAAAGCAGAAGGTCATCGACGAGCTGACTGCGTTGAACGTCGAGTTCGACAAGGAAGCGAACCTGGAAGCCCTGCAGGCCGCACTGGCTGCAGCCAAGCCGTAAACCCCGCAAAACCCGGAGCGCACACGTCGCTCCACCTATTCGAGACATCCCGATGCCAGACTTTTACGGAACCGTCGCAGATGCCGACGCCTATCACGCTGCCCGTGCGAACACCGCCTGGAATGGCGATGACAAGCCGAAGCAGGCCGCACTGATCCGGGCATCGGCTTACATTGATGGCAAGTTTCAGGCGCAAAACAGCTGCGGGCGCTGGGAGTCCCTGTTCTCCGGCGCAAAGACTGGCGGCCGCGCGCAAGCGCTGCAATGGCCTCGCACTGGAGCTACCGACACCGAGGGATACGAAATCCCTACGGAAGAGATACCTGTTGAGGTCGTACAGGCTACCTACGAGGCTGCGCTGAGAGAGATCGCAGTGCCGGGTAGCCTGAGCCCCGACTACGTCGCATCTGCCGCAATAAAGCGGCAGAAGGTCGATGTATTGGAGATTGAGTATCAGGCGGCAAGCACCGACGTTGGTGTGCCTACCCGGCCGGTCATCACCGTCGTTGATGAGCTGATTGCTCCGTTGCTTGGGTGCAAGGTTGCCAGCGGTATCGCGGTGTTTGTTGTATGAAGGCCGCTGAGGTACTGCAGGCCCTTGAAGGCCTTGAGCCTGCCGCCCAGCGTGCGTACCTGGCGCAGGTAGCGCAGTCGCTTGATTCGGTCAGCCTGGCCGAGGTCGAGCGCGCCATTGACTCGGGCGACGAAAGTGCGGTGGTGGCTGCCGTGCAGATCGGCATCTTCGCCGCACTGATCGAGCATCTGCGCACTGCCTACGTCAAAGGCGCGCAGACCGAAGCGGCGGGCATCAAGGTCAAAGGCATCAGCAAGGACCTGGACTTTCACGCTGCCGAACCTGCCGGATTCATGGCGGGGCAGGCCAACAGGCTTGTCAGCCAGGCAGCAGCTGATCAGGTCGTAGCTGTAAGAGCTGTGATGGCCAACGGATCGGCCAGCGGGCATTCAGCCAGAAAGATGGCGCTCGACCTGATTGGGAGAATCAGTAAGCAGACCGGGCAGCGCACTGGCGGTGTCATCGGCCTGAGCGGTGGCTACGCCGAAAGTGTGACCCTCGCAAAAACCCAGCTGCTGAGTGGCGAGAAAGCCATGCTGCGGCAGTACCTTCTGCGCGTCCGGCGTGATCGTCGCTTCGACCCGACTGTCAGGGCGGCGATCAAAAGCGGCAAGCCATTGGATGAAGAAGCGGTCAACAAGATCACTGGGCGGTACGCCGATAGGCTTCTGGCCACCCAGGCAGAAATGGTCGCCCAGACATTTGTCGCCGAGTCCTTCAACGAGGGCCGTGACCAAGCGTGGCGTCAGGTTGTTGCCCGTAGCAAGGGTCGACTGAGCTTCATCAAGACGTGGAAGTCTCGCGGCGACAACAAGGTCAGGTTCAGTCACTCGGCCATGAATGGTCAGCAAGTCGACAAAGATCAGCCGTTCATGTCGCCGCGCGGCGCCCTGCTGATGTTCCCATGCGACTCATCGTTGGGTGCACCCCTTAGCGAGCGGGCCAGGTGCCGATGCACGGCAGAGTACTCAATCGTTCAACTCAGAATTTAGGCGGCCATTATGGGCATCAGAGACACGATGCAGCCGTCATTCGGCAATCTCTTCGATACGGCATTCGCCGAGCTGATGACACCGTTCACCGGCTCCTATTTGGGGCCAGGTGTTTATGACCCTGTAAGCGAAGTGGCCACGGGACAAACCGTTACGTACACCGGGCGCGGAGTTTCGACCAAGTTCAAGCGGGACCAGATCGACAATGATCGAATCCTTGCCACCGACACTCTGCTGATCGTGCTAACGAACGAGCTCACGGATATACCGCAGGCAGGTCACGACGTTGTGGCTCGCGACCTTGGGACAGGCTTGAGCACAAAGTATCGCGTCGAGGGCGTTGTCACTGATCCAGCGCGCGTGCATTTCCAAATTCAGCTGAGGGCTACGTGATGGCAGGCTGGAGCATTCCACCGACCCGCTTTGTGCAAGTCATCGAGCAGGATCTGGTCAAGCACATGCAGAACATCGTCAAGGCGATGCATGGCGAGGTCATCAGCAGGGCTCCGGTGGACACCGGCCTGTTCCGAGCCAACAACATCGTCAGCGTTGGGGCTCCGGTATTCAGCACCACGACATCGCTGGACCGTGATGGTGGTCCGACAAGGGCGGCGGGGATATCGGCGCTGTCAACGCTCAAGCCGTACACAGTTGTTTACATCCAGAACAACCTGCCATACGCCGAGCGACTGGAGAACGGGCACTCCGCACAAGCACCCGCAGGCGTCTACGGCATCACCTTTGTCGGCGTATCGGATCAATACACATGACCTATGAGCAGATCCGCCAGCTGATCACCGCGCGAATGGTGACGTTTACCGGTATCGCGCAGGAAAGGATTCAGTATCCGAACCAGCCCGATGCATTCGACACGCCAGCCGACGGCCTCTGGTGCCGCCTACACATCCAGCACGCCACGGCCTTCATGGCTGGCATGGCCGACCAGCCCTACACCCGCAAGCCCGGCATCATCGTCGTGCAGTGCTTTGCTCGGTTGCGCACTGGCATGCGCGGTCTGAATGAACTGGCCGACGCTCTGGAAGCGCACTTTGCCTACTGGACCGAAGGCGACCTTGAGTGCATCGAGGCCAGCCAGGTCGACGCAGGCGAGTACGAAGGCTTCTATCAGATCAATGTGAATACCCGGTTCAGGGCTGGTTAAGGACGGTTGCAGAAGATGCGAAGGTGGAACCATTTCATATGGATTCCAAGCTTATCGTACGTATCATCTGAGGACTGGTACTTCGAGAGGGGATCGATTCTTCCCTCCGGCCATGTGGCGAAATGGTGAATTATGATCGCTGACGTTTTTTGAATTTCCGACCCTTGAGGTCTTGGTGTGAAGTAACTCGCAGGTCCAGCCTGTAGGGCCTCAAGCCTCATGTAAAACTGGTGACGCCAATGTTCTTCATGACTCTCGCACTCCTGTAATGTGAGCTTGTCACTGATACGTTCTTTGGTTGCTTTATATTCCTCTATCAATCGTGCGGAAGTAAGCCATGCCAATCTATCGTGAGGAGGTGCGCCAGCTTGAGTCGTACCACACAAAGCCTCAAACGCACGTTGCAGGCTTGTCTTTGCGTGACTGAGCAGATGGGCGTTCGCCCGGTCCTTTAGGTAGTTCTTGACTGTCAATCCAGCGAACACTGCAGATGCAGCTGCTGCCACTGCTGCGAATGTTTGAGCGATATTAACTACGATAGTCCACGTGTCCATTGCTATTACCTATGCCTTCCTGGGGTTTTGAAGCCCAGATCTTATTCCGATCAACCGCGTCTATCCACATCCAGCCCGCCTTGCGCGGGTTTTTTTACGCCCGCAAATAGGAGACACCAAATGTCTAGCGGAGCCAAAGTTGTCAGCCATATCATCAAGGAGGTGACGCCCGGCGTTACCCCCAACGGCACCTGGGACACGCTGCGCCTGACTGGTAACGCGCTGACCCCAACACCCAACACCGAAGTCAGTGATGAGATCACCGACACCAGGCTGAGCCAAGGCTCGGTGCTGACCAGCATCGATATCGGCGGCGACCTGTCGGCAGAGTTCTCGTTCGGCTCGTTTGATCAGCTTCTGGAAGCCGCTTTTTACGGCGTCTGGACGAACGACGTGCTGCGTGTGGGCGATACGCGCAACACATTCAGCATCGCCAAGGGCTTCACCGATATCGGCGTCTACGGCGTGTTCAAGGGCGCTCACGTGTCCACCTTCGCGCTGGAGATTCCTTCCGAAGGCAAGGTGACGGCCACATTCAACATGGCGTGCCTGGATTACGTCGACTCCGAGGTATCGATTGTCGTCACGCCGAAGGCACCGACCACCACGCCGTTCCTGTCGAACAACAACGTCGGCACGATTCTGGTAAATGGCGAGTCGCTGGAAGGCGTGGCCTGCGTCTCGGCCATGACCATCAACCTGGACAACAGCCTGCAGACTCAGCGCTGCCTGGGTTCGGATCGACTCGGCCCGGGTGCCCACATCGCCACCGAAGCGGCAATCACCGGCAGCATTACCCTGGCATGGTCCAAGCGCGCCTGGCAGATCTGGAAGAACTCCTTTACCCGCTTGCCGATTGCCGTTGAGTTCCCCATCACCGACTCACTGGGCAACAAGTACACGTTCAACTTCCCTGCCGTGGAAGTGGACGGCGAACTGCCCAACGGCGGTAAGCGTGACCTGATCGAGGTCGAGCTGAACTACACCGTGGCCAAGCAGAGCCCGACCATCACTCGTGACGCTGCTGACCCAGCACCGTAAACCCTTTTGACCGCTCCGGTGATAACGCCTGCCGGGGCGGTCCTTTTATGGCGTGGCGTTGAGGTTGCATCATGGCTCTCAAGCTGAAGAACAAAGAAGTGGTCGATACCGCTGCGAAGTGGTTCGATTTCGACAAAGACACCAAAGTCCAGTTGGTTTCTCTGGACAGCACTGAATACCAGATCGCCATGGAGCGCATGCGCAGGCGCGTGCAGCGCAACGATGCTCAGTTCCAAGAGGGCGACATCGGCGTGATCCAAGGCGAGAAGTCCGAGTACGTCAATCATTGCCTGGCTATCTCATTTTTCTTGCTGAAAGACTGGCAGGGCGCGCTGGACGAAGAGGGCAACGAGTTGGTCTACAAGCCAGCCATCGGCGCGCAGATGCTCGAGAACGACATCGATTTCTTTCTGTTCGTGCTCGGCAAGGCCGGTGAGCTGGCCGTCGAGTTGAAGGCCGAGAAGGTTGAAACGCTGGAAAAGCCGTCGCCCGCTTCCATTGGGAAAGCGAGTGGGCAGGTCCGGAAGCCGAGAAGCGCAAGCTGATATTCGACAGGTTCGGCATGACCGTGCCGGATGAGCCGCCCCAAGACCCGATAACTGCATACCTGCTGAACACGTTCAGAGGTGTGTGCCGGGGGCGGCGTTACATCTCAGGCATGGGCGGCGTATTCCCAATGCCGCTTTCTGCCCGCGAGATATCTGACTGGCTGGATGCTCGACCGTCGCCGATAGCCAGGGAAGAAGTGGACGACGTGATATTCGAGCTGGATCGTCTGTTCATGGATCAGGACGACGAAGAGGAAGAGGATTAACGGTTGTTCGTTGGTACGCCCGATGATGGTAGATTGCCGTCATCAATAAGCGTTGGAATTTGGCAATGGAAGCAAATAGGGAAAACCTCAGAGCTCTCGCCGTCTCAATTGAAGATCGGAATGATGCTGTGCGCAATCAGATCATACAGCAGGGCGGCGATATTCACGCAGCCTTGGCAAAGGAGCGCGATTACGTATTTGAGGTGATGGCGGACCTGGACGAAAAGGACGTTATCCTTTTTCAGCAACTCCACACTGAAGAGCTTGAGCGAAGGGTTAGGGCGATGGAGGAAAGCGCGAAAGCATCAGAGCGCCACCTGGCTGAGCTTGCGATGAGGCGAGCTGCTGCACTAGAAAGATGGATGCCTGACGGAAAGGTCTGTAGAGAGAAGGTTCGAGCGTATGTCAAGATCGAGCTTGAGGCCCTTGAAACCTTTCAAAAGAATGGCGGAAATAGGCATCAGAAGGCTCTTGACCAGCAAGACGCTTTGGAAGTGCTGTTGGAGGGGCTCAATAACGACGAAAAGCTGAAGATTATCAATATGCAGACCGAGGAGATATTGGCCTCGGAAGCAAAATTGAAAGATGATCTTCATATGATTCTTAATCCCCCGCTTGAGACAATCGATCGTGACCCTCAGCCATCTTCAGTTGAAATATCCCCGAGCTCAGGGAAAGGCATTGTGGTAATGCTCTTGTTTGTAGTGGTTGTAATGCTGGTTCTTTTCAAAATTGCTTCATAGCTAAACTGAAAAATAAATCCCGCTTCGGCGGGTTTTTTTATGCCCGGAGAAAAGTATGGCCCTCACCTCACGCCTCTCCATTGAGGTCGATAGTCGTAGTGCTGAGCAGAAGGTTGACGATCTTCGCCGAGGTCTACAAGCGCTTAACGATGCGGGCTTGAGAACTGGGCCGATTGTTTCCGGTGCTGGCAACGCAATTAACGGCGCAGGCCAAAATGCCAGATCAGCGACCGCGCAGGTTCAAAGCCTCGAGCGCCAGGTAAAGTCGCTTGGCAGTGTAGCCGCAGGAATCGCGGGGCCACTCGCTGCGGCGTTCAGCGCCAAGGCGTTTTACGATGCGGCTGAGGCTTACAGCACTCTCACGAACCGCATGAAACTTGTAACTGACGGTGCTGGAGAGCTTGCCGCCGCTCAAAAAGCAGTTTTTGCCATCTCTCAAAGCTCCTACCAGCCGCTGACGGCGACAGCAGAGCTTTATCAGCGTATCGCGACCAATCAGAAAGAGCTGAAACTGACCGGCGAGGGCGTTGCTGGCGTCGTCGGCACTATCAGCAAGACCCTGGCAATTTCTGGAGCTTCTGCGGCATCTGCCAATTCAGCTCTGATCCAGCTTGGCCAGGCATTCGCGTCTGGCGTCCTGCGCGGCGAAGAGCTGAACAGCGTCATGGAGCAAGCTCCAGCGTTATCACAGGCTATTGCGGCAGGTATGGGCAAGACGGTGGGCGAACTACGCTCGCTTGGTGCTGCCGGCCTGCTGACCGCAGATGCTGTGGTCAAGGCTCTCCAGGCTCAGCGCGTAGCTGTCGATCAGTTGTTCGACAAGACAGCGGTAACGATCGGTAACAGCATCACAGCCCTTGATAACTCGTTCACACAGCTTATCGGGAAAATGGATCAGGCAAGCGGCGCGAGCGCTTCGATTTCATCCGCGCTCGTTGCTGCGTCGAAGTCTATGGATGCGCTGACCAGTGACTCGTCAGCCACCTACCTCATGCTTTCCCGTGTGTCGAACGCAGCGGAAACGCTCGCCTATATCGTCGGTGGTCGACTGGTTCTGTCTGTGGGCCAGGCCATCGCCAATTTAGCACTGTCGACCAAGGCGTCTATCCAGCAGGCCGCCGCGCTGTACAGCGCTACCGCTGCAACGCTGACAGCAAACAAGGCCGAGGCGGAGTCAGCGAGACAGGCGGTGCTGAGCGCGCAGTCAAAGCAGGCCGATGCAAATGCGACGCTCGCACGGGCAAATGCCGAGCTGGTAGCAGCAGAACAAAAACTAGCTGCCGACCGGATGCGCCAGGAGTCTGAGCTCAACAATATGAGGTCTGTGCAGGCGGCTCTGGTTGCCGAGCGCGAGCTGGAAGTTACACGATTGTCCAATCAGATATCTGAGCAGGGCCGAGCTGCAGCGCGAAACAGAATGGCGATAGCCCGGCAGGACGAAATAAAAATCATCAAGCAGATCCAGGCCGCCGAGACCCAGTTGGCAGCCACAACTTCTGCAACGTCTGTCGAGATCCAGCAGGCCTACGCTGTGAGGTCTGCTGCGATAGCAGGTGTCGCTGAGACTACATTAGTCGCCAATCAAGCCATACGAGCCTCAGAGACAGCTACGGCGGCAGTGACGACGGCCAGCAAGGCAATGCTGCTGGCTGGTGCGGCCGGTCGCGGGTTGCTGGGGCTCCTTACCGGACCTGTGGGCTTGATTGCCATGACCGGCGCAGTCGCATACTCATTTCTGAGCGTGGGCGACAGCGCCAAGGACGCGTCGGCATCGCTTGTCAGTCATAACGCAACCGTTGCTGAGTCGATAGAGAAGTACAAGGCTCTTTCGGCAGAGCAGCAGCGCCTGCAAAAAATCACTTGGGCAGAGCAGCAGGCCAAGGAGCTGAAAACCGCTGAATCAGCACTTGATGATTTCACCTACAAAATTCAGACGGGCATCGTGCTCGGGCCTTTCGCCGCACAATTCCGAACCATGGTTGATGAGGTTAAGGCAGGCAAGCGCCCGTTGGACGATGTAACAAAATGGATTCAGGAGAACAGCAACGCTACTCCCGCGTTCATCAAATCGCTTTCTGAGCTGGCCGTAACGCAGCAGACCAGCAGCAGAAACTCGGCAGATTTCGCGGCAAAGCTCGCTGGTGTTGACGCAGCAAACAAAGCAGTTACCAGCAGCACATCCAGCCTAAGCGCTGCTCAGGCTGGCTCAAGCACTCAAACAAAGGCCCAGCTCGGCGAGTGGCAGAAGTACATCGCCAAGCTGACCGAGGCCCGCGACTTGGTCGGAGCAAACGAAAAGGCCGAGGCTGCTTACCGGGCCGGTAAAATGGGTCTGACCAAGGAGCAGGCCGCCCAAGCCAGCATCGTTGCCGAGCAGACCGACCTGCTGAAGAAGTACGAGGACGCAGTGAAAACTGCGGACAAGGCTCAGCAGTCCGCACTGCGAAGCCAATTGATCGCCCTGTACACCCAGCAGCAGGCAGCAGAGGACGCGACCGCAGCGGTGAAGAAGAGTCACGAAGAGGCAGCCAAGGCCGCCGAGACCAGCGCCAACAAGCAGATCGAGCAGATGCAGCGCGTCATCAACGCTGCTTTGAAGTTGCAGGGCGGCCCGCAGATTGACCTTGGCATGCAGAAGAAACGCACCGGTTACGACTTGCTGACCAATGGCGCGTCACCCCTAGCTCCTATCCGCCTGACGCCCGCGCAGCTCGCTGACAGGCAGTTGCAACAGATCACAGAAGGCACCAAACCCAACAAGAACGCCGGTAAGGAAAAGCCGTATCAGGAAGACGCCGGCACCAAGATGCTCGACGACGCGCGCCAGCGTTACGCCGTGCTCCAGCAGCAAAGCAAGGAACTGATCGGCCAGGACGGAACGATCAAGTCCATTGGTGCCGAGCAAAAGAAACTGGTCGAACTGGAAGCAGAGATCGCCCAGCTCAAGGAAAAGAAAACGCTCACTACTGCGCAAAAGCAGGTTCTGGCCATGGCCGAACTGAACATTGCGCAGCAGAAGCAGAACGCCGCACTGGAAAAGGAGACTGAACTTCGCAAGACCGCTTACGAGGAAACGCAGAAGCTTGCGGCTTTCCAGGCGAATCTGAGCAGCCAGCTCGTCAAGGATCAGACCGGCCTCAGCAATAACTTGGCCGGTTTGGGTATGGGCGATCAGGCCAAAGCCCGGTTGCAGGAGCAGTTCGGTATCCAGGAGCAGTACCAGTCCCAACTGGACAACCTGTTGCAGCAGCGCAACGAAGGGAAGATCAGCCAGGACCTGTACAGCAAGGAAACCAATGCGCTAAATGCCGCACTGCAAAGCCGTCTGGCGATGCAGCAGAAGTATTACTCGGACGTCGACAAAGCCCAGTCCGATTGGACATTGGGTGCCAGTTCGGCGCTTGAGAACTACCTCGAACAGTCGCGCGACGTGGCCGCGCAGACCAAACAGCTGTTCACCAACGCTTTCAGCGGCATGGAAGACGCTGTCGTGAACTTCGTAAAAACCGGGAAGCTGTCCTTCAAGGACTTCGCCAACGGTGTGATCGAGGATCTGATCCGCATTCAGGTGCGTCAGGCGGCGGCGGGATTCCTCAGCACGGCATTCAGCGCCCTATCGGGACTCGGCGGCACAGGTGGTCTTGCTGCCGGCTCAGCTGGTGCTGCCTCTTCGAAGCTCGGCGCGTCGGCGGCCGGTTACGGCTCCAAATACGGGTTCTCCGACGGCGGCTATACCGGTGACGGCGGCAAGTTCCAGCCGAAAGGCGTTGTGCACGGCGGCGAGTTTGTCGTGAAAAAAGAAGTGGTCAGCCAGCCCGGCGCGCGTGAGTTCCTGGAACGCATGAACGCCAACACCAAGGGTTACGCCGACGGAGGTTATGTCGGCAAGGCGGCTACGACAGCAGCGTCCAGCGGCTCGCAGAATTCGCAAACCACGTCGAACTCTTCGCTGCCACCTATCATCAACCAGATCGAAGTCCACGGTAATCCGGACGCCGATCAACTGGCAAGACTGGAAGACTCTATGACTCGGGCCTCCAATCGCGCTTACCAAATGATGCTCACCGACTTTCAGAGAAATGGTCCGGGGATGCAGATGATCAGGGGAAAACGATGAAGGTTTCAGATTTGGACATTGCTGAACTGCTTGGCGTTATCAGTCCGGCAATATCAGAGGTCATGTTCAAGGGGCTCGATCAGAGCACGCCAGCACATGTGTGGCGCGAGCGCGTCAAGATAAGCGCAGAGGTGATGGGGCGCATCACGGCGGTGCTGCAGTGCGGCGATGAGGTCGGCCCAGAAATCCACGACCTTATTGCTCTCTGCACGGGCCACATGCAAACCGGGTACGAGCAATCATTCGCTTCCGTGCTCGGCCCTGGCGGCTCTCTGAGCAAAATCCACAAGACCTAAGCCCCAGGCTTTCCCCAAGGAGTAACGCATGGCTCTCACGTGGCCTGCTTCGCTGCGCCCGTCAGAAATGAGCTGGGGCATCGTCAACAACAGCCGGGCGTTCACTTCGTCGCTTTCGAACGCTCAGCAGATCGTTGGCTATCCCGGCGCGTACTGGCAGTGCACGCTGACCTTCGGCTTGCTCACGCGGGCTCAGGAGCGCGAGCTTTCATCTTTTCTCGGCAAGCTGGACGGGATGTTCGGCACTTTCAACCTTCCGGATTTCACGCGGTACCGAAAGGACAGCGTCGGCGCACTCAGCGTGGTCAGCGGTTTCGCCCAGGCGCGCAGCATGATCATTGCTGGCGCGCCAGCCAACTCCCCGGTCTTCGGCGTTGGTGACTACATCACCATCGCAGGCGAGATGTTTGAGGTGACCGATCCGGTTTCGTCGAACGCCCAGGGCCAGGTCACGGTGCCGCTCAACAAGCGAATTCGGAAAACGCTCACGGCAGGGGCGGCAGTTGAATACCTGGCCCCGTACTCGGAAATGCGTATGACCACTGACACATGGGCCATGACACGCCGCCCGGTGGTCGCCAACGGCAGTTACTCATTCAGGGAGGCATTCTGATGCCCTCAGTATTCCCTTTCAGCCAGAAGGTGGTGGATATCATCGCCACTGGCAAATTCATGCCCGTGTACGCCGTGCAGCTGGACTTCGCCGACGGCATGGTTTTCGCCCATACGGGTACCGGTGAGCTGGTCGTCGACGGAATCACCTATGAAGGCGTGGGCAATTTCGGCCAGGTCAGCCAATCGCAGGAGAGCGACAACTCAGGTTCGCCCATGTCGGTGGACCTGACGTTGAGCGGGCTGGACTCCTACATCCTGTCCGAAACGAACGTGCGTGGTTGCCGGGGCCGAATGGCCAAGGTCATCTTCGTGGTATTCGACGAGGCCGGTAACTACGCCGCCGACATTCTGTTTTCCGGGCGGATGGATGCCGCCAAGTTCTCGTTCGCGGGTAATGGCCAGGACGGCAACACCATCACCGTCCCGGTCATTGACCGCATGGCCGAGTGGAGCCGCACCGGCACCGAGCGCTGGACGGACGAAAACCACCGAGCCCGCCATCAGGGCGACCGGTTCTTCTACGCAATCGCGCAAATGTCCGAATGGCCCATCTACTGGGGCTCCAAGAAGGACGCGCCGACATTTACCTACGGAAATTAGCTATGCGCCATCGAGACTGGACCACGCGTCTGAACGAAGTGATCAAGGCTGCCCAAGGGCGGCCTTTTTCATGGGGCGAATTTGACTGTTGCCTGTTCGCCGCCGACTGCTCGAGCGCGGTGTGCGGTGTCGATCCGGCCGAGCAATACCGAGGAAGTTACAAGACTGAGTCCGGGGCAAAGCGCGCGCTGAAGAAGCGCCACGGCAGCCTGGAAGCTGCATGGGATGCGTGCTTTGCGCGGGTTGCCGTTCCCTTTATCCAGCGCGGTGATGTCGTCATGTACGAAGCGCCAGCGGGACGCAGCATGGCCGTGTTCTGGGCGGGAGATTATTGGGCGACGACCGACGACGGCGTTGCTCGCGTTGTGTGTGAGCCGCTGGCGGCGTGGAGGGTTGAATAATGGGCAGTGGCGTCAAAAAGATTGCCCAGGTCGCCGTCGGCGCAGTGATCGGTTTCGTGCAAGGCGGCCCCGTTGGCGCAGTGGTGGGTGCTGGTTTGGCGTTCTACGCCGCATCGCAGCAGGAAAAGCTCAACACCAAGTCACCTCTTCGCGACAACGAGCCTTCCGCCCAGACCGTGCGCTCGTCGAAGGCTCCTGTCCGCTTCATCCTCGGTCGGGTTTCCACTGGCGGCGTGCTGGTATGGGCGCAAGAGCAGGCAGGGGAGGCCACCGAAGGCGAGCTTCTGCATCTTGTGTACGTGCTCTGTGAAGGCGCTATCGACGGCCTGGAAAACATTTATCTCGGCGAAGAAGAGATAGCCTCGTTTGGCGAATTCGCCAGCTACGAACTGATTGTCAATCCAGCAGAGGTCAATGCGTACCTCAAGGCCAACTGCCCAGACTGGAAAGACAGTCAGATCGGACGTGGCTTGTCGTTCGTGCGCGTCACGCTGAAATACAGCGCCGAGCGGTTCCCGTCAGGCATTCCTGACACCCGCTTCGTAGTCCGTGGCCGGAATGACATTTACGACCCGCGTACCGGCAACAACATCTACACCGCCAACACCGCATTGCACATTCTCTGGTACCTGCGTAACCGCTGCAACGTCCCAGACGACGAGATCATTTTCGAGACCTTCGCCAGTGCGGCAAACGTCTGCGATGAAACGCTGACCAATGCCGACGGCTCGGTCAGCCAGCGATATCGCACCTCCTGCGTGATTGGTGCTGACGAGCAGCGTCCGGGCGTACTGCAGAAGCTGGAAGCGTCATGCGCCGGCAAGCTGATCCGTGTCGGGGGCCGTTGGATGCTCCAGGCCGGTGCCTACTACGGCCCGCATGACTTCGAGATCACCGAAGACATGATCATCGGCACTGTGTCCGGCAGCACCGAGTCGACCAACGATTCCGCCATCAACACGGTGCGCGGCACATTCATCGATCCTGAGCAGTCCTGGACCGAGACGGATTACCCGGAGGTCAGCGTTTCCGAATGGATTCTTGAGGACGGCGGCGAAGCTGCCGAGACTATGACGTTCTCGTATGTGACCGACGCATATCAGCCGCAGCGCCTGGCGAACATCGCTATGCGCCAACGTCGGGCTGGCGGTGCGATCAGCCTGCCGATGAACTTCTGGGGCTACAACTGCAGGCCTGGTCGCGTCGTGCGTGTGAACCTGCCATCACTGAACATCCTAGGCGAATTCATCGTCTCGGACTGGTCGATGGGTGACAACGAAGGCTGCACGGTTCAAGTCAAGCAGTACGAGGCGGCAATCTTCGATGACGCCGTGGGCCAGCCTTACAACCCGCTGGGTTTCATCAACCTGCCAAGCGGCGGGCTAGGGTCGCCCACCGGGCTTGCATGGTCGGCTGGCGATGCTGCTGAGGTGGTGCAGGGCGTGCTGTCGTGGGTCCCGCCGCAGGGTATCGTCACGTCGTATGTGGTCACGGTTCGCCAAGGCGGGAACGCTGTGCAGTCGCGCTCTGTGCCTGCCACTGCTAACACTTTGGCTATCAACGGGCTGCCGTCGGGTGCTTACACCATGAGTGTCGCCGCTCTGGGCCCTATGGCCAGGTCTGGCGAGGCAACGATATCGGTGAGCATTCAGGGTCCGCCAATCCCCGAGTCCTGCGTTGTGCAGTCCTCGCTCGACAGCATCGTGCTTATTCCTCAAAACCCGAATCACGCGCTGAACGGCGGCACCTACGAGTATTTTTTCAGTACCAATCCGAAGGCCACATCAGGCACGGCCGAGTACCTTGGGCAGGGCTTGTCGTTTACTCACAACGGCCTGGCGTTTTACACCAACTATTATTATTTCATCCGATCGTCCAATGCATACGGAAAGAGTGCTTTTCTCTATGTTCCAGCCTCCACGTCGAACGATGTCTCCGCCTACTTGGCGGCTCTAGCCGGGAAGATCTCCGAAACCGAGCTTGGTCAGAACCTGGTGGAGAAAATCGACCTGATCGACGGCAATGGGCCGGGTTCGGTCAACGACCGCTTGGCGGCAGCAAAAGCTGAGCTGGCCGAGCAGATATCTGACGTTGATGATGCGCTGGGCACTGTCAGGGCGGAACTGCAGCAGCAGATCGATAGCATTGCCGACCTTGCCGATTCCATGCCCTACAAGCCAGGTGAGACTTACGCGGCCGGGCAGGGCGTTCTGGGCGCTGATGGCATCATTTATCAGGCCACGCAGAACGTGCCGGTCAACACTCCACCGCCGAACACCAATTACTGGCTGAACGTGGGCCAGGCGGTGGCCACTGCCGTGGGTCTGGCGTCGCGGGTGCAGACCGTTGAAACGAAGGTTACGTCCATCGAGGGCGTCAACACCGCCCAGTCGCAACAGATCACCGGCCTGCAAACGTCTCTGGACGGCAAGGCATCGGCCAGCAGCGTGCAGTCGCTCGGTAATCGTGTCACAGATGCCGAGGGGAAGCTCACCAGCCAAGGCTCTGCCATTACGGCGATCAACACTGAGCTAGCCGGTAAAGCCAGCAGCGCCACGGTGCAGGCGCTGAGCAACACAGTCACGCAGCAAGGCCAGGATATAAAGGCGCAAGGCCAGGCCATCACAAGCGTGACGGCGAGCCTCGGAAACACGGGCGGGCAGAACCTGTTTTTCAATCCGGCGTTTACCAAGGAAAGTGCAGTTGCCGGCGTAGCGGAAGGTTGGCAAATCGACGTTGGTACGGGCGGCACGCACATCGCTTCCTTGGTGCCGTCATGGCTGGTAAGTACCGAGAAAGCCCAGCGTATCGACGTCTCCGACCTTAACCAGGCTGCGGGTTATCGCAGCATTAGAATCGTCAGCGCAAGTTATCGGCCAAAGGTCACTGCGGGTAATTCTGTGGTTGCTTCGTGCAACGTGCGAGCAACTGCAGGGCTGGTGTTCGCGGTCTTCATTCAAGGTGTTAATGCCGCAGGTACCGATGCAGTGACCGTGTCCGGTCCTAGGGTCGTGGCCACTGGCGGCACTCAGCGGCTCGTCTACGACTTCCCGAACCTGCCGGCCGGGACTGCTTCTGTGCAGGTCTACTTCCGGCTGTATGGTTCGGATACGGTCAGCGCGGGCTTTGCAGAGTACACGCGGGCGCAGCTTGAAATAGGCACCACGGTCAGCGGCTGGAAAGACAACAACGCAGTGTTGGGCATAGAGCAGTCCGCGACTTCGTCTGCAGTGGCTGCGCTCAGCTCCAGCGTTAGCCAGCAGGGCGCGACGATCATTGCCCAGGCATCCAGTGTGCAGGCGTTGCAGGCATCGTCTCGGGACGATAATGGGGATGGTGAGCTGGCCGATGCCGTGAATGGCTACAACAGTGCAGCAGGCATTGTGCAGGAAGCAACTGTACGAGCCACGCAGAACGAAGCCACGGCCAGGACGGTTACGCAACTGACCGCATCGGTGGGTTCAAACACCGGCCAGATTACTGACCTTCGTGAGGTCGTCACTAGCAATCTCGCTTCTACGGCGACGGCCATTACGCAGCTGACCACGAAGGTGGGCGGTAACTCGGCAGCCATCCAGTCAGAGGCGACGGCTAGGTCGAACGCAGACGGCGCGCTGTCCACGAAACTGGATCAAGTCCAGGCAACGGCCAACGGTGCGAGCGCAGCCGTTCAAACCGTCAGCTCGGCGCAGGCGACTACCGACGGCAAGCTGACGGCGCTGTATACCGTCAAATTGCAGGTCAATTCCAACGGCCAGTACGTCATGGCGGGAATCGGCGCGGGGATTGAGAACGTCGGCGGGATTCTGCAAAGCCAGATCCTCATGTCTGCTGATCGGTTTGCGCTGGTGAACACGTTGGCGGGCGGGGCGATATCGACACCGTTCGTTGCTCAGAACGGCCAGCTGTTCCTCGGCCCTACGTTCATCATGGACGGCACGATCACCAACGCCAAGATCGGCAGTTTCATCAGCTCGACTGACTATGTGGCCGGGCAGCGCGGGTGGATTCTGCGCAAGGACGGGACGCTCGAGATCAACGGATCAGGCGCTGGCGGCGGCAGGCTGGTAGTTACCAATCGTTCGGTCCGCGTGTACGACACCAACAACGTCAAGCGCGTGCAGCTCGGAGACCTCAGTGAATGAGCAACGGAATGAGGGTGTGGGGCGCAGATGCTGCGCTCCAGTTGGACGAGAATTCATTCACGATCCGGGTTGTACTGTCGACGCTTGTCACGTTCTCCGGCTCCACAAAGACCAGCCAAGACTTTGCTGTGCCTGGAGTGGGGCCGGGGAACGGAGTGGCAATAGTGATCCCGGCCGGCACCTATGACAGTAATCAAAGGCAGCATGAAACAGAACTCGTTGACGGTGTCGCGAGGGTCTACAACCACACCAGAACTTATGGATCAAGCACGGTTTCCTCGGGAACCATGCGCCTAATCGTTATGAGGTTTTCATAATGGCGGAAGCATACGGACTGGAGTTTTCCAATAACAGCAATGTGGTGGTGCTTGACTCGCAATACGCGAGGCTGATGGTTATTGCTTCCGGGCGTTATCAGCCCACCGAGGAAAGCGGGCTTGGCTCGACCACTTACTTTCCTCGGCCTGTTACATCCCAAGAACCGCCCTTGGTATTTGTTAGGCCTGATACTGTGAATGCAGTTGCAGGTCTTTGCATGATGCGTCTTGTGGGTTCGGCTGGTAACTGGACAGGGTTCTACGTCCGAGCGTATGACGTGAACACTGCTCAACCCAACGGCCGCTATTTCGTCGCTCAATTTGCCGCCCAGCCGGTGGCTGACTTTGGGATGCGACTATGGGATGGCGCGACCAATTTGCTTTTCGATTCCGGGACTCCGAGCGCAAACTTTACTCGAGCGTTCCAATCATGGGGGCGGGAGAAATCCGACACGTCAGCGCAGGGCTTTACCAGAGTCTACTACTCAGTTCCGTTCAACTTTCCCGAAAACGAATATCTACTTATTAACTCGTTCGGAATGGGGCTGAACTCGGGTAGTGGGATATCAAGAGGGCTGTATTGCTGGTGGGACTTTCCGAATAATAAGCTTTATGCAATTACCACTGCGCCAGCTAATCCGACAGCGTTCTTTCTGCCAGCAGTCTTTGCAAAGATGAATGCCTAACCCATAAATTTATTGAGTAAACATCATGCCTTGGTACAAGTCGGGTACGGTTGCCGTCACCCAAAATTCGAACGCGGTCATTGGCACCAATACCGCATTCATAGCAAACAGCCGGGTAGGTGATGGCTTCCGCGGGCCTGATGGTGGCTGGTATGAGGTGACCAACATCGCCAGCAATACCGCGATGTCGATTGCGCCGAACTATCAGGGAGCCACCAACAACGCGGGTGGGTACGCGCTTGCTCCGATGCAGGGCTACGTCAAGGATTCTGCTGATGCGCTCCGGGCGCTGGTCAACCAGTTCGGATCTACGCTTGCGGTGCTGGGCGCTTCTGGTACGCGCGAGGGCGTACGCGCAGCACTTGCGGCCGCCGCCAGCGGGAATAACGGCGACATCGTTTCCTTGTCCGGCCTGACAACAGCTCTGACAATCGACCAGGGCGGCACCGGTAGGAAGACGGCAGGCGAAGCAATCCAGGCTCTTGGTGGTATCCGCCTCGGGGTAGGCAACTCATCCATAGGCACAAGTCTTTTTTCTGGGGCGCCGCCAGGTATAGCTGCGATCAGTTCTTCTAACAACGACGGCAATACAGCTCTGCGGATTGGCAACGGCAACAACAATAACGCATCTGCGGTCATGACCTTTATTCGGGACGGATCATTTGGACTTCACTTAGGCATTGATACCGACAATAGATTCAAGATCGGCGGGTTTTCGATGGGCGCTGTAGCGCGAACGATTTACCACGAAGGCAACGCGGTCGGAACTGTTTCACAGTCAGGAGGCTTGCCCACAGGCGCTATAATAGAAACGGGGAATTTAAACGGCGGCACGTTCACGAAATATTTGGACGGCACGATGATTTGCCGAGGGATATCGCCAACCCCAGTGGCGGCTAGCCAGGGAGGTGGACCGATCTTCTACTCAGGCGGCGTTTCTTTCGTATTTCCTGCGCCATTTGCTGCTGTTCCGGCAGTGACGATGCAGGCCATCACCTCTAATGGTTACTTTTGTTGGGGTGCATCCGATGGTAGTGCCACTGCTACGGGCATCATCGGTCGAGTTGTTTCCCCATCGAGTACCGCTTCTTCGTACCTTTGTTATATAGCCGTTGGCAGGTGGTTCTAATGATTATCAAAATAGCTCCCCAGCGACGGGATGATGAATTTGTTGTAGAAAAAAACGGCATGGCATTGAAGATTAATGGAGATACGTTCGACTTTTCGCCAATGCAAGAAGGGGGTACGTTGCCGAGGTCTGCCATTGCATGTGAATGGATATGGGATGACGTTAATGTTGATGGCGGGCAACTTGTTGTATGCCTGATTTTACCTGTTCCCGCAAATTACAGCCCTGAGCAAGCCTACCCCGCGGACCTGACTGATGTGCCTGACGGTATCGTCCAGTTTCCGAAAGCGCTCCCTCTGATCGAAACGGCTTAAAGGACCTGAACATATGTCCAATATTGACTGGACCCAATTAATTACCAAAGAAATGAAAGAGGCAGCTTCCGAAGCCCGATCCCTAGCCAAGGCGAAGAGTGATTTGCTCGAGCGGAGCAGTGCGGCCGCTCAACAGATCGCCCGCATTCAGGACCGCATTGAAACGCTGGGCTATGGAATCGAGGCCGGCGAGGCGACTCAGCAGGAAGAGGAAGAGGCGGCGGCGCTTGCCCCTGTTCTCAAGACGTGGAAGGCCTACAAGTTCGCGCTGGGCAAGGTCACCGCTCAGCCGACCTGGTATCAGGCACCGGTCTGGCCGGTCGCACCCGCCACCCCTGAAATCGCCGCCGCACCGATGATGCTCGACGAACCTGCTACCTGATAGACGCCAAAACCAAATCACCCGCCACTGAGCGGGTATTTTTTTGCCTGGAGAAAACCGAATGTCCATCACCACGCAGCAGCTGCTGCAGATCCTTCCGAGCGCCGGCCAGAAAGCCGGCGTTTTTGCACCCGTCCTCAACACGGCGATGAGCAAATACCAGATCGTCACGGTGCCACGCGTTGCGGCGTTCATTGCTCAGGTCGGCCACGAGTCCGGCCAGCTGCGTTACGTGCGCGAGCTGGGCGGCAGCGCCTACCTGTCGAAGTACGACACCGGCAAGCTTGCTGAGCGGCTTGGCAACACACCCGAGGCCGACGGCGACGGCCAGTTGTACCGCGGGCGGGGCCTGATCCAAGTGACGGGGCGTGCCAACTACGAGGAATGCGGCGAAGCGCTGGGCCTGGACCTGATCAACCATCCCGAATTGCTCGAGCTGCCGCAGCACGCCGCGATGTCGGCGGCATGGTTCTGGCACCGGGCCGGGCTCAACACGCTGGCAGACAAAGGCGACTTTCTGACCATCACCAAGCGCATCAACGGCGGCACGAACGGCCTGGCTGATCGGCAGGAGCTGTTCGGCCGCGCATTAAAGGTGCTGGCGTGAAGGTCGTGCCGTGGCGGGCGGTTGGCGCACTGCTGATCCTGCTGGCGCTGGCCGTTGCCCTATACGGCGCATACCGGCACGGCGTCACAGTCACCGATCTGGCTTGGCAGGCGAAGTGGGCCAACCAAGTCAGCACCCAAGCCGAGGCAGTGGCCACCACCACCGCTGAATATCGAACCGAAGAGCAACGCCGCCAGAAAGCGGCCAACCAGGTGGCAAACGATGCAAGACAAGAACAGACCGCTGCGCTTACTGATGCTGCTGTCGCTGACGCTGCTGGCGACCGGCTGCGCGTCGAAGCTGGAAGGCTGGCAGCCACGGCAAGTTGTGTGCCCGGCGATACCGGAGCTACCGAACGAGGCAAGGCAGCCACCCGCGCCGCCATGGTGCTCTCCGACCTGCTCGGCCGGGCTGACGCGCGAGCGGGAGAACTGGCAAAGGCTTATGACGAATCCCGAATAGCCGGGCTGGCCTGCGAGCGATCTCAAAAATCCTTGATTACCTCTGAGTAACGGAAAAACAAAATGGCCACTACGCAGCTGATTCAAAGAGACATGGGAAGGACGATGCTTATCGTCAAAGCGAACGGCGGCACTGTGACGGTCGAGAAAAAGGCCGGCGAGAGCTGGGTGGTAACCGATACGTTCGCCAGGGACGGCGGGTATCTTCTGGAACTGGGTAGTTCCTATACCCGCATAACCCCTATTGCTGGTGCTTTCTTCGAGGTCACCCGATGAGCCTTCTGGTCAATCAAACTCCGCGCCGCCAGCCGATCCGCCGTGGCCTCGGCCTGCTCGGCGATAGCTTCTCGGGCAACTGCCACACCATCGCGGCGACGGCGTTCGGCACCGAGGCCTACGGCTATGCGGCCATGATCGCGGCGCGCACCGGCCTGTTTCCCAGCTACCTCGACAACCAGGGCAAGGTCGGCGACCACACCGGCCAGTTTCTCGCTCGGCTTCCGGCCTGCGTCGCGTCGTCCACTGCAGACTTGTGGCTGCTGCTGTCGCGGACCAACGACAGCACCACGGCAGGTATGAGCTTGGTCGACACGAAAGCCAACGTGATGAAGATCGTCACCGCGTTCCTGAACACGCCCGGCAAGTACCTGATCGTCGGCACCGGTACGCCGCGCTTCGGTAGCAGGGCGCTGACCGGGCAGGCGCTGGCGGATGCGATCGCCTACAAAGACTGGGTGCTGAGCTACGTCAGCCAGTTCGTGCCGGTCGTAAATATTTGGGACGGCTTCACCGAGGCCATGACCGTGGAAGGCCTGCACCCGAACCTCCTGGGTGCGGACTTCATCAGTTCGCGAGTCGTGCCGATCATCAATGCCAACTTCGAGTTTCCCGGCATTCCGCTGCCCACGGACGCTGGCGATATCTACTCGGCCATCCGCCCGTTCGGCTGCCTAAATGCCAACCCGCTGCTGGCGGGTACTGGCGGCACGCTTCCGGCTGGCGTGAACGCCGTGGCGGGGTCTGTGCTGGCGGACAATTACAAGGCTGTCGGATCGGGCCTGAGCGGCATCACCACGCGGTGGTACAAGGAACCGGCTGCCTATGGTGAGGCGCAGTGCGTTGAGCTGGCCGGCAACATGGCGGCGGCGGGCGGCTACATCTACGTTCAGCCCACGGCCAATGTCATGCAAGCCAATCTGGCGGCCGGTGACGTTATTGAAATGGTGTCGGCGGTGGATATTGTAGGTTCGTCGCGCGGCATATTGGCCTGGGAGGCTGAGTTGACCATCACCAAGCCCGTCAGCGGGGCCTCGACCACAATTTACTATCGCTCGATGGACAAGTACCAAGAGCCTTTCACCATGCCCGCCAGCTTCTCCGGGCAACTGGAAACCCAGCGCGGGACCATCGATCTTACGGAAACGGTCATCACTTCACGTATGGGGCTGTACCTGGCAACGGGCGTGGCGCAGGGCTCAACTGTGAAGGTCGCTCAGTTCGGGATTCGCAAGGTATAGATGAACGGGACGCGATCTACGATAAAGCTGGCGTACACCCCTGATTGCCGAACGATTGCGGCAGCTTGTTCGGGCACTCCGGATCTTCGACAAAACCCAGGCCAGCGCAAGGCGCGCAATCCTCGCGCAGGTCGAATCTGTCACAGCAGTGGAGGCACCTGATAAATGTCGAATAGCTGTGGCGCTCCCACAGCGCAACGTAGGCTTTGAAGTCACCCCGATCAAGAGCGGCAGTGCCCGATGGTCAGGTTTTGGACAAGCGTTGGAACCATTCTGCGACTCCTGCCACTCAGCGTTGACTCTTCGCTCAGGACATTATC